TTTTTTCAAATCCTGTTTTTTATGAAGAGCAATTCTATTTGGATAATAGAAAAAATGATGATATTGAATTTATTTCAAATATAATAGATTTTCCAAAATTGATACCATCTCTTTGGTTGAGTGAAGAAGAAGAATTTGATTATTGTAATTTGAAAAAACCTTATGGTGTTTTTCATCCATTTGCTTCTAAAGGAGAGAGAAATCTTTCTTGTGAGTTTGATATTTTTCATTTGGCGCAATGGATTGCAGATACATCAGGAATTCAAATTTTTGTATTGGGACAAGAAGATTATAATTATAGTTCTAAAAATGTAAAAAAAATAGTTGGAAGCACAAGATTTTCTTGTAAGGTAGTTGAAGGTGCTTCATTTTTTGTGGGAAGTCACAGTTCAATGCAATGTGCTGCATGGGTTTATAACATTCCTTCTTTTTGCATTGGTCCTGGAGGATTGTTGTTACATAATATTTATGCCCCATCTGGCCATGATAAATATGTGAAGCTTTTGTACAGAAAAAATAATATTTTTATGCTTTATGATCAAAAAAAATGCTTTGCTGATTTTTTTGATCATTTTTTGCGACAATCCACCTCGTTGTTGCCTCAGCAAAGCCCTTCAAAATATCCGAGGAAGTTAGCTCTGTTAGGCAGGGCTTGAAAAAATCTTTTGTTTTTGGGCAAAACCCGATGTTAAAGCATGGTCCACATGGCCAATTTCCATTGTCACGATGTTTTTGCACTAATATAAAGTCATAGTATTTTCCATAGACTTTTCCATCAGTAAATGTAAATATTCCAACTAATGGTTTTTTAAGACCTCCTGCAATATGAAATGTTGCACTATCAATAGAAATTATGTAATCAGAAATATCTACAAAAGCAATCCAGGCTTGAAGATCTATTGATACGAATTGATTTATTCCTAAATTTTCATAAATTGTTTGATGTTCTTTGTGAATTGTGTATACAAAATATCCTTGATTTTTTAAAGATGCTGCCAATTCTTCTATTTGATTTTCAGTTAGACTTTTATTCATTCCAAAATCATCGTTTGTAGATTTTGTTGCCAAAATAACTGTTGGTTTTTTATCTGGATTATAATAATTCAATATTTCTTTGCATCTTTGTTTCATTTCTTCATTTGATTTAAGGTGCATATTATGATTTTGTAGAATTATTCCACAATGTGCGGCCCAAATATCACTACGATGATATGGATTCCTTGATCCATATCTTGCTTCATGAACTCGACATGCAGTTGTTATGTCGTATACAGCACCATATTCATCTTCATTTATAGAATCTAAACTTATTGCGTTAACAAATGGGTGGTTTTTTGCCATTTCTATGTACTGAAATGGGCAGGAGAATGTTAATTCAATTCCTGGAAAAATTTTGGAAAAATCTTCAAACATCATTCTTTGCATGAGGATGTCTCCAAATCCTCCTGCTCTTCTTTTTATAAGAATTTTGTTTCTTCTTTCGTGGTAATTTTTTAAAGATATTGGAGTTTTAGATTTCTTTTTTATGAGTTTTAACATTTTATTGTAAGTTTAATTTTGTAACTTTGTGTGTGACTTGTCGGTCGTGTAAAAATTTTCCTTCCATATAGTCATCATTTATTATATCTAATATTGTTGTTGGTTGGCATTCTTTGTCACAAATGTATATTCTTCCGTTTTCATAAAACCAAAAAGTTTCGTTTATAGGATTTAAATGAAATGTGTTTAATTTTCCGCTTATGTTAAATTCAAATATAAAAATTGGAATTAGATCTTGTCTTGTAAATAAAAATTTTTTATTTTTAATTTTTTCCCAAATTTCCATTGGACAAATTTTATTTTCAGAATACCTAATTAATAGTTTTAATAGATTTTCGTTTTTGTCTCGTGAGATAAAATGAATATGATTAAGATATCCGCCAAAAATAGAAAAATTTTCTAGTATGGGCCATTGTGTTAAAAAATAAGCCTCACAAGGATATACTTTTGCCAATCTTGCTGCTACAGCTAAGGCGTGATCGCCCCATCCTTCTGCAATTTTTGATCTAAGCTCCATTACTTTTTTTGAATTTGGGGTATTCAAAATTCTTCGTAAAGCTTCTTGTGATAATATAGACATCTCCCACTCATGAGATACAAATTTATCTTCTGCCAAATGGTTTAATCCCATAGAGATAAGTATATCTTTTTCAATTTCTGTGTTACATTTAACTATTTCTGTTGCTAAGTAGTATTCTTTTGTATATTCAAAATGCAATTCTAAATTTGCCATTAATCTATCGACATCTGTAATTGAATCATCGTCTACTTTTGCAAACCACTTGGCGGTATCTGCATTGCTAAAATTTAAATAGTAATCATAAATTTTGCACGCTGGATGCTCTGACTCTTGATTTATTACTTCTACATCTATTCCTTTTGGCCAATCATTAAGTAGTTCATATTGTGAGAAATTGTCATATTTAAAAACAAGTAATTTTAAATTTACTTTGTGGTCTTTAATATTAAGTAATCCGTATTTTTTAAAATCTAAAAATCTATTTTTATAGTTTGCATCGCTTGTTTCTTTTGAAGAAATAATAAGCATAAATTCAATATCGTACATTATAGTTCCTTTTTAGAGGTTTCGAGTGCTTGGCCTATTATTTGATGCATGTCTAAATATTGGTAGGTGGCCAATCTGCCACCAAGAATAATATTTTGATTGTCTGATTCTTTTTTGTATTTGTTGTATGTTGCGTTGTTTGATTCATCGCACACTGGATAAAAAGGTACTTTATTTAAGTCGTAATTATCTGGATATTCTTTTGTTATAACGGTTTTTTCACAATTTTGAAATGCAAAGTGTTTGTGTTCAATTATTCTCGTATAGGGAGTGGATGAACTTGAGTGGTTTACAACAGTAGTTCCTTGATAGTCCCCAGTTAAACTTTCTATTTCAAATTTGAGAGATCTATAATCTAATTGTCCATATTTGTAATCAAAAAATTCATCAATCTTGCCAGTAAAAACTATTTTTTTACTGCTTTTCACAATTTCTTTGTTTTCAAAGAAATTGCAATTTGTATCAATTTTTATGTTTTTATGGTCGAGTATGTTTTCTACTAAATTGGTGTATCCATTGATTGGAATGCCTTGGTATTTATCTGAAAAGTATCTATCATCATAATTTGTTCTAATGGGCAATCTTTTTACAATGGATGAAGGAAGGCAGGAAGGGTCTCTTCCCCATTGTTTTGCAGTGTATTCTTTTATGAAAATTTCATATAGTTCTTTTCCTATTTGTGATATACACCAATCTTCTAGGTTATTAGGATTTTTTATATTTTCTTTTTTTTGATTTAATTGTTCTATTGCTTCTTGTGGCGTTGTTATTCCCCAAACCTGTTGTAAAGTCATCAGGTTGATTGGAAAAGAATAAATTGTATTTTTGTGGTTTACTTTTACCCTATGTTGATAGTTGTTAAATTCTGCGAAGCGGTTAACATAATTCCATATTTTTTCATTATTGGTGTGGAATATGTGTGCTCCAAATTTATGCACTTCAATTCCATCAATCTTTTCTGAATAACACATTCCAGCCACATGATTGTTTTTTTCGATTAAAAGAATTTTTTTGTTTTTTTCGGCTAGTTCTCGTGCAAAAACAGATCCAAATAACCCTGCACCAACTATTAGATAATCGTACATTATTTTCTCATAAGTAAAGTTTGTTGTATCCGTAATTGAATATTTTTTTTAAAAATTCATGTTTATATTTTCCATTTGGAATTTCTTCTAGAGATAAATCTTTTTTTCTAAAATTCCATGAATTTATTTTTTGGTCTTTAAAATAATTTTTTTTAATTTTTATTTCAATAAAATTAAAAAGCTTTTTGTTTTCATGGCAATTTTCTACACAAATTCTTATATCAGACTTTCTTTCTGCTTTTTCATTCCACAAAACATAAAAAGCAACAGTTCTTTCAATTTCATTTTCTATTTCTTTAAGTTCTGGAAAATGGCTGTAAACAAAATTTTTGTAAGGCAATTGTCCTTCTGATCGCCAAAAATTTGCATCGTAATATATAGAGATTATTACTTTAATAGGGTTCCTAACCAAGTGAATAATTTTACAAGAGTTTAAACACTCATGATCTAGATATGGAACAGATAAATAGCTTGATTCTGCAATTTGATTTTTATGGTCAAACCATATTTCTTTGACATCGGAAGAAACCGCACTTGTTATAATTTCTTTTTCTTCGTTCAATCTATTGATTGCTCCTTCTATTCCTTCTGGCGTGAATATGGATTCGTGACCACACATTATTTCAAGACTGGTTAATAGTCTTGCCATGTAAACTGTTCCACTTCGTGGCATCCCTGTAATCAAGAATTTAATTTTCATAGTGATTCTATATATTCAGCTAAAAATGCATCACAATAATCTTTTTGAGAAGACCATCCATATTTATAATAGTTTTTATTTCCTAAAAAATTAGATACCCAGAAGTCAATATTGTTTTCCATTCGGTGTCCCCAAGCGATAGCTGTTTTTTTCTGTGATGCAATTCCCCATAAACCGGCCCAACTATCACAGGATAAAACAAAATCGGAACAATAAATTGTAAAAGCAATAGATTCTAAAACCGACCATTTGCCGCATTTGTTGTTTATGTAAGGTAAAAATTCTTTATCCACACAAAGATCAATTGGATCATTTTCTGATCCAACCATGAAAATTTCATATCCTTTTCTTATCAATGTTTTAAGACAGAGATTCCAAACGGGGATATAATCATTGATATGATCTTTCGGTTTAAGTTTTAAACTTATTGGTTGAAATAATGCAATTTTTTCTCCTGTAAAATCAGGAATAAAATCTTTTAGATCTACCCATTCTCTTATGTCGTTTATTTCTAAAAAATCCATTGGTTCTTGAATTTTAAAATCTTCTTTTGGACTTCCACAATTATTGTCTATAATAACTTCTTTTATAAATTTAGTTCTTTCCCATATTTTAAGTACATCGGGATTTATTGGAATATCTATGCCATTTGCATGAAGTATGGATGAGGTGTGTATTATTGCTTTTTGGTATCCTCCTTTGACCAAAGCCGCATTGATTCGACACAGGTTTAATGCTTGATCACCAATTGCACCAGATTCTGCAAATATATGTAAATTCATGTTACTCTATTAGATAATGGAAAAATTTGATATTTATTCTTTTGAATCTATTTTGAATTCGGAATTAAATTCTCAAACTATAAGTGGTAGAGTTTTATTGGACCAATTTCTTGTAATTGATGAAGATTCAAGAAAGACAGCGGCATATCTGGATCATAGATATGCTCCATTTTATTATCATTTGGGAAAACACATAAAACCTGAAAATGTAATGGAAATTGGATTTAATTTGGGATTACTTAGTTCGAGTTTTTTTTGTTCTTGTAAAACAGCAAAACTTTTTTTTGGATTTAAAGAAAAGTTTCAAGAGTTTAATTCATTTCGCATAGGAAGTTCAAACATTAAAAGGAAGTTTAAAGGTAAATCTGATTTTTATGCAGGTAATGTCTATGATCGAGAATTTTCTGAAATTATTTCTTCAGTTAATTGGGATTTGATATTTGTGAACGAAGAAACAACCTATGACAAACACTTGACTTATTTGGATTCTGTTTGGACTTACGTTGGTGAATATGGCATTATTGTTGCAGACTACATTGAAAGACATAAGCCAGCCAAAGATGCTTTTTTTGCTTTTTGTGAAAGTAAGAACAGAAAGCCAGTAGTTTTTAAAACAAGATATGGAACAGGTTTACTACAAAAATGAAAAATATAAAATCTGATAATGTTGTAAATATTTTAAACAAAGATAAAATAAAACTTAGATCGTTAAATTTTAGTGAATCTTATGTGAATTCTGTTACTGATATTGCATTAAAATGGGCAAAATCAGGTCTTTTGAATGATTTGAAAGAGCCCTACATATGTCGAAATATTTCAACTCTTTGTGAAAATCAATATAATTTAAATAAAAGTAAAAATTATGTAGAAAAATATTATTTTAAGCAATGGATAAGAGTTTCTGTTCCAATAATTCGCAGGTTATTTTCAAATAATTTTATAGGAAATGATCTTGTATCTGTTCAGCCGTTAAGTGAAGTTCAACAGAATGTTTATTCTTTTGGTTTTGATGGAAGAATGAATTCTCATATTGTTTCCAGCAATCGCAGAAGATTCGCTACTTTTTGGGAAAAGCCCGATTACAATGATAGAAATTTTAAATTTATGGGTGAAAGTTTTGTTCTGGGGCTTGATGCTGAATGTGCAGCGATAGAATATTTTGTAAATAATGTTAGAAATGAAATAACACGAGAAATAATTAGAGATATTTCAGCAAATGCTGATAAATCTGTAGTTTATGACTACAAAGATGAAGATCATTTGCTTTCTCTTATTGAAGGAATGGGTGCTTATATTGCGGCTAAATGTTTTGGAAAAGAGGCCACTTGGGTGGTCACAAGTTCTTTGATTGTAAAAATTTTAGATAAATATATAGAAAAAAAAGAAGATAATTTTGATTATTTGGATGATGGCGTTAATTACATTGGCAAATTAAATAAAAAATTATTTATTTTTGAAGATTGTTTGGCACCATCTGGAAATATATTGTTAGGTCTTAAAGATTTACATAACAATTATTTAAGTGGATATATATATTCTCCATTTGTTTTAGATTGTCCGGTTATTTCAGAGGATTCTGAACCATCTGAAGTTTTTATGACTTATGGCAAAAAACTTATAAATTCAAATTTTTATGGAACAATTAAAATGGAAAACTTGCCAGATTTAACTCCATTAGAAGATACAGAAAAAGAATTGCAAGAAAGTGAGGAATAATGGGTTACGAAGTTTCTTATCAATTTTATGAGCGAACAGAAGATGGTTACAACCGAGACGAAGTAAAAGTTTTCAAAAAGAAGGTTGGAGACCCTTTTGATGATGTTTCTTTAGAAAAGTTGGCAGGTGCTATTATGGCACAACTTGCTCGTCGAGATGTTTGGATTGTTGATGTCGAAGTTTTTGAATTGTCACGTAAGCCAATAAGCTTTAAAGAGGCCAAAGGTGGAATAATACTTAAAAATAAAAAGTTTTTATTTGATGGAGGTGGTGAAGATTCTTCTTCAGTTATTGTTCAAGACATATTTCAAAATGTGACAATTTCTCCTGCACAAACGCATCATCCTGCTCCTTTCCAGCATCCTGTTCCTGATCCTATGCGTGATTTTGTGGAAAAGTATTCGGTTGTTAATCAAAATACCAATACACAACAATCTGTTTCAATTCATCCTCATGAACAAAATCGTCCACGTCGCCCTGTAGATTTGATGATATTTTGTCCTGAATTACATCACATGCAAGAAATCAAACAGAAGAATTTACGTTTAACTCCTGACAAAAAATATCCAATTTTTGAAAAGAGAAGTCTTCCAATGGGTGGAGAGGCATATTTGGTTCTTGACGACAATGGCAGAGATCAATTGGTTTCTGATAAATATTTTGTTCCTAATACTAATTTGTTTGGCGATAAAGAGTTGGGATTTTCTCAAAATCAACAACAAAGAGACGGTGGGAAACTTTATTGGGGAGGGGCCAATATGGAGCCAGACATGCCAGACATTAGAAGACGGTAATAAAAATTATATTTTAAAATTAATTTTCTTTGTGGTAGGTTATTTTTTATTATATAATAAAATTTGACCCTTCGTAAAAAATAGGAATAAAAATGGCAAGTCAACAAAAGAAGCAGCAAAAGAAAAAAGAAAGAGAAAGAAACGTTCGTGCAAAAAGTCTTTTCCAAAAAGAAAAGATGAGAAAGGAAAGAAAAATGGCCATCGAAGAACAGAAAAAAGAAAAAGAATTACAAGAAATGGTATATGGAAAGCCGGTTCCAATTATCAATAATCCAGAACTTGCTTTGAAGAGAGATGAGGCTAGATCTCAAGCTATTACAGAAAAGTTAAAAAAGAATATGGAGATTCTAGAGGCACTTGAGCAGGAATATGAAATGGAACAAGCCAGTCGTGAAAAAGCTAATCAAGAATTAGAGTCTGAAGGGCACTTGACAATTAAAGAAAAAATGGATGCTCTTCACAAAAAAGCATTAGATACCCAAGGGTCAGAAGTTTAAAAGTTTTGATGTAAATAAAAATATTTTGATGTAAATATAAAAAAATAAAAATAATTTGGAAACTATTGATTCACCTGCCGATATAAACTATAAATAAACCCACGAACGCAAAAGAATGTTACTTTGACTTTTTGTTTGCGTTCTATAACTTTCAAACGACTGGAGATTAACTTGGCAGACTACGAATCACTAGACCTAAATGAGATGCAACAGGAATATCAAAGAGTTTCATCTCAGTCCAACGCTAATAACTCTGACGATTATTTGCAAAAATTTGTCAGAATGCCTGATCGAGATGGTTTTGTGTTGATGAGAATTCTTCCCCGCAAAAAGGGAGGAAAGCATTATTGTGCTACTCGAACACACACCTTAAACAACCCGACAACTAATAAGAAGAGAGCCTATCACTGCCCAAAGGTTCTTGTTCATACAGATAAAGGCCCACGATGGCAGGGCGATTGTATTATCTGTAAGTATTATTCTGATACATGGCAAAAATCTGAAGCCTTGAATGGAAAGGCCAAAGATGATTTGCAAAATCAGGCTCGTGAAATTAAACCTGTTGAGCGATATTACTACAATGTAATAGTTCGTTCGGAGAAAGATTTCAAGACTAACGAAATTCATAAAAACGTTGGTCCTAAGATCTTTTCTTGCGGAAAAACAACGCATGCAAGAATTCTTCGTGCGATGTTAGGTGATGAATCCACTGGCGAAGAAGCATTGGGAGACATCACACATCCAATTAATGGGCGTGATTTCAAGCTCATTAAGAAGGTTGTTAAGGGTGGCGGTGGAAGTGAATATCCAAACTATGATCAATCAAAGTTTGAAGGTGTTTCTCCTGCCGGATCTCCAGAAAACCTTAAAACTTGGATTGAAAACCTTCATGATCTCCAAGCTCTCAGGAGCATTAAAACTCCTGATGAACTTAAACATGCTCTTCGTGTTCATTTGGGCATGGTAAAAGAAGGAGATTCAGAAGAAGATGATGATTTGAGTGAATTCCGTTCTGCTAAACGTGAAGAGCCATCGTCAACAGTTTCTAATACTGTTCGTGAAGAATTAGCAGTTACTACTTCTTCTACAAATTCTTATTACAAGGAAGAAGAGCAGTTGGCTGACGAAGACTTTATGAGTGAGCTTGCTGGTCTTTGATTAACTGGTTATAGAGAGGGGAATTTAATGTTTCCCTCTCTAATTTTTTTTGTAAAAATTTATAGAGGTTTATTAAAATGGCTAAGAAGAAAGCAGCGGCTGATTCTCACGTTAGTGATAATTTTTTTGAAGAACTGGCAGAGACAACTGGTGGTGATGTTCTAGATAATATTGATTCTATTAAATATTTTGTTGATACAGGTAGTCTGGCACTTAACTATATTTGCTCTGGTCAATTTATTACTGGAGGCATTCCAGGAGGAAAGCTTACAGAGATTTATGGTCCAAACTCCTCTTCTAAATCTTTGATTGGGGCGAATATTTTATTTGGAACACAACGTGCAAAAGGTATTGCAGTTTTAATGGATTGTGAAAATAGTGCAAATAAAGAGTTTATTCAAAAAGCTTCGCATTGTAATTTGAAGAGAATTGTAAGGCATACTCCTCAATCGCTTGAACAAGTTTTTTCTAAAATGTATAAGGTTATTGAGGTTGCAAGAGAAAAAGTTCCAATGGAAACACCAATTGTAATTGTTTATGATTCGATTGGTGTTTCTCCATCTGAAAGAGAACTTAGAGAAGTTAAACTTCCAGAAAATTATACAGCAGCAGAATTTAAGAAAATTGTAGGTGGTAACGAACAACCAGGAGAACGTGCAAAGATCTGTTCTAGGGAGTTTCGTAAGCTAAATACAGTAATGGAACAAAAGAATGCAACAGTAATCATTCTTAATCAAACTCGTGATAAGATTGGTGGCTTTGCTCCTATGGGAATGCAAGCCAAAACGACTGCTGGTGGCGGCAACGCTTTGCCTTTCTATGCTTCATGCAGACTCGAAACGAAGACGCAAATGAAGATTGAAAAAAAGGTAACAGCCAAGAAAAAGAAAATTCTTGGAATTAATGTTAAGTTGAAAAATGTTAAAAACAAAACTCATAGGCCATTTGTAGAATCAGATAACATTCAATTGTTGTTTGATAAGGGGATTAATCCAATTAGCGGCCTTCTAAGCTGTCTTTTGGATGCAGATCGGATTGAAATAAAAGGTTCTGGAAATTTTGCTGTTAAGGAACCTTGGGCTGGTGGATCTGAAATTAAGTTCAAAGCCAGCATGGATCGCAATGATGTTCCTATGGATATTCTTCTTAAATGTCCAGCATTGATTGATGCAACTTCATCAGAACAAGTGGTTGATTATTTAGAGCCTTATCAGGAGGCTATAAATTTTAGACCAGAAGATGATTCTAATATTGAAGTTAATGATGTTGTTGATGAAGACGATGATGATGATATTGATGAAGAATTAGAAGGATAAAAACAAAAAAAGCCCCAGATTGCTCTGGGGCTTTTTTTGTTTGGGTTGCATTAAAATCAAAGAGCTGTAATGTCTTCGTAACCACCGAGTCCAACAATTGTATCGTTGAATGTTTCGCCATCTTTAAGACGACCAACTTTTTTACGACCAGAGTTTGTAACGACATCTAGGTCAACATAGGTGCGTTGAATTGAAGCACCGTTTACAATTGAGGTGTCTAGGCTACCTTCGGTTCCTAGATTGATTAAGCTTGGGGTCAAGTTAACTTGATAATTCGCCATAGTTCTCTCCTGTTAGAATTAAAAGGATTCCTTTCTTATATATATATTCTATTAAATCTTTTCTAATTGAAAATTTTTTGAATTGTATCAATAATTTTTATTTTAAAGATTTAAAATTATTGTGTTTGGTATTCTCCAACTCCGATTTTGTGGAATTTATATCCATTTCTTTCCATTTCCATTTTTACACGTCGAATATGATTACACAGTGCAGCATCACTAAGTTTATAGCTTTTAAATTCTTTTTTTAGATTTTTAAGACTAACAGATTTTTTGTTTGAAAATTCATCAGAGATATATTTTTTTATTTTATTTGCAACTTCCAACATTTCATTTCTTGATTTGATGGCTGATAATACTTTTGTTTCAATAATTTCATATTGTAATTTGGTTTTTTTGTAATTTGGATCACAAATTGCAGGAGCCAGTTCTTCTAATTCTAAAACTGTTCCTTCTTCTAGCTTTACTGTAGAAATTTGAGCATTAAATGCTTTTGAGAATTCAATAAGTTGTATGAAATTTTTTTCATGTGTGACAAATTTTCGATTGTCTTTGGTTTCTATAAGCAGACATTTCATAATTTTTCTCCTGTGCAATCAAATTATATGGTAGGGATTGATGAATTGGTAGTAATTTTGTATAATATTTTGCTTAATTATAATTTTTTGGAAAATTACTATGGACTGTGATAAAAAGAAATTGAATTTAAATTATTATCGTAGATTTGGTGTTGAAATTGAATTAAATTCTTTTGATTTGAAAAGTAGGCCGGTTGGCTATGAGGTGGGAAAATTGCCCGAAGGAATACATTATATAGGCAATATTGTTCAAAAAATTACTCAAGAAAAGGTTGTAATTCACAAATGGAGGAATGATCATTATAATGATTTTTGGATTGTAAAACCGGATGGAAGTTGCGGAATGGAGGTTTGCACCCCAGTTTTAAAAGGTTGGACTGGACTTTTAAGTCTTTGTCGTGTAATTGATAGTTTTAAAAAAGATTATAAAATACTTGCAGATCAACGGTGTTCATTTCATGTGCATATAGATGTTTCTGATTTAACAGATGTTCAAATTGCTAATGTTTTATCATGGTGGATTAAATGTGAGCCTGTCTTTATGGATTCTGTTCCCGAATGTAGAAAAAAGAATCAATATTGTCAATTTATTGGGATGACAGATATGTTTAGTGATGTGGAGGAAGGATTAATACCTCCAGATCAATTAATTAAAAAATTAGGAATTTGTAAATATTATACTGTAAATACTTATCATTATTATAACAAAAGAAGAAAAACAATAGAATTTAGGATTATGGACAATAAATGTTGTTTATTTCCTTGGATGGCTAAAAATTGGGTTAGATTGATTTTACATTTTGTTGAAACGATAGCATTTAAAGGAACTCCATTGCCTTATGAGCGTGGAAATAAATGGTCAAGCTATTGTTGGCTTGATCCCTTTGATGTTTTTGAAATTTTAGGATTTATGCCAGATCAGTGTGATCTTTCTCCAGGATTGGAACAGGTGCGATCTTGGTTTGTCTCAAGATTGGATGTTAACACGAAAAATAATAATTTTTCTGGGATCATGAGTAGTTTGGGACGTAGAATATCTCGTGAGCAAATAGATCGTCTTTGTGAATATTTTCCTTATGAATTTAATATTTCAGACGATGATATTTATAGTGATAAGTTTCGTATATAAAAAGGTGATTTATGTTTTACAAGGAATTGAAATTAGACGATATCATTAAAAGGATGAAGTCGTTGGGAAATGTTTTAGTTCCCTATAATTTTCCCAAAATGATGCCAACAATGATGGAGGATGATTTGTCTGTTTTAAAACAAAGAGAGGCAGTTGTTGATGGCTACCAGATTGTTTTAAATTATCAAAAGTCTGATTATGATGAGTATTTTACAGAAATTCTTCAGATTTATAATAAAAACAGCCCTTTTTTGCCATTTAATTTGATTTGTAAACTTGGCAAAAGATTTTTGGGAGACGGCAATTTATCGCTTATTGAAATATTTAAAGATAACAGAAAAATATACATTTGGACTGTTTGTGTGGATCAAGATGGAAATTCAATACCTATTCCCCATGAAACAGAATCCGAAGAGTGCGAATTTGAAGGATTCAATTATCTTTATATGCAGCCAAATCAAGTAAATTTTTATTGATTAATCCCATTTGCTCAAATGTGCAGATCCATCGCCATGTTCTGCGTCTACATTGTATCCATATTTTGGATGTTGTAGAACTTTTGCTAATTTGGGATTTACTACCCATAATTTGGTTTGTGCTTTTTGGTCAAACATACTTTCTAAATTCTTTTTTTCTTCTTCGGCACGACGAATTAGTTGCATTCCTATCATTTTATATCCTTGCCATTTTTTATCGACAACTACATCAAAGTTCCATTGTGCTACACGTTCTCCAGCCTCTTGGCTCATTTCATGATCATCTGACCAAGATGTAAAAACAGCACCGATTACTTCATCTTTGTCGTTTAATGCAATAATTGTTGGAGATTTATCAGAAGAAGGTCTAATTCCTACTTCTTTGGCAATTCTATATGCTTGTTCTCCGTATTCCCAATCATCTTCTGGGTTTATGTCAATTATTGACAATCCTTCTTTAAGTAAAGACCACTCTATAAATTTTAACATAAATTATATATGAAATAATTATTTCATATTTCCTATGGTTATGTGGAAGCATTTTATATATTTTTCACTTGGTGGCCGTGTAAATTCGCTGGAAACTGGTAATCCTAATTCTGTTCGAATATTTTCTAGCTCTTTGCTGAATGCATTAAGCCACCAATACACTTTTCCATGATAAATTTGATTGGAATATTCAAATTCAATTTCTTTTCCTTCATATAATCCCCAAAAATTTTTGTTTATGGGGATTTCTTTGCGAACTACAGAAATGTGTGGATCATATTTCTGTTTATTTATTGAAATATATTTTGGAATTAAACTTCGATAAAAAAGAACAATTCCTTGGTCTACTTCAAGAATTAATTTAAATTCTTCGTTATAATTGGAATAACGAAGAATTCCTTGGCTTTTGAAAATGGTTGGTTTCATTTTTGTAGATTTGCGTTTCTAGAATTAAGATATGAAATTTTTTCTGCATTTGACATGGCATCGCTGATTTCTTTTCCTTTTAAATGCATGAAATCTTGTGATTTAATTTGAGATTGATAATTTAAAAAATGCTGGAGAGCACTTTGAGTTCCTGCAATGTGTGCAAAATCCATTATATCTTTTTCCATATCTTTTTTTGCCTCTGTTTGTAGCAATGGATCTTTTAATTGTTTGTAAATGTCTCTCTGTTTTAAAATTTGATAAATTTGGGACTCATCCATCTGATGGACTCGAATTAAAAAGCCAACACCATCAGAAATGTTATTTGGATATTTCATTCTATTTAATGCTGATCTTATTTTTTGAGGATCACCATCTCTGAAAATCCATGCTAAAACAGCTTTTATATTTTTTGTATTTCCTATATTTTCTATATCTTTTAAGTTTGGAGATAGCCCTGGAAATACTGCTGGAAGCAAACCAGTAACTTCATAGTTTTTGATATAATTTGTTGGTTTGGCCGATTTTTGTAGTCCAGAAATAAATTCTGCTGAAATTCTTTCTGGAGAAACACCGGCAAGATTTTTAAATTCTTGTATCGCATCTAATGTGTTTTTATCTAAATGGTGCATAATTTCGCCAGGATTAAATCTTGAAAAGAATCGTATTAATCTTGGGATTCTGAGTTTATCTTCCTTGAATCTGTCACGAGCATTGCCAACTGGTCTGGCAACTAAATTTTTAATGTCTTGGAATCCTTGCCCATCACCATTTCCATCTAAATTATAATCTCTAATTTCTTTGTTGTTGATGTCGTAAAATAATGCGTTATAGGTTAAATCCCTGCGTTGAGCATCTTTTGCTGGGGTGCTAAAAATGACAGAATCAGGACGACGACCATCAGTATATTGCCCATCTTCTCTAAATGTCGCAATTTCATATTCTTCTTTGTTGATGATGGCTGAAATTACACCAAAAGCCTCTCCTTTAGGAAAGCTTTTAACTCCTTTAGCCAAAGCCTCGGGGCTATTTAAAATGTTTAAAACTTCATTTGGTGGAATTTCTGTGGCCAGATCAACGTCTTTCGGTGAAAATTTACCACCATGATGTTTTGAAAAAAGATAATCTCGGATTACCCCACCGACAGCGAATAGGGATGCACCTTGGTTTGAAAAAAGTTCACTGAGGGTTTTTACTGCGGGGGGCATTGGAATGTCGGCTTTAATGCTTTCGTATCGTTCTTCCATGTGTTCTAAAAACTCTTTGAATTTTAAATTTTTTTCATCATAACATCTTTTTTGTTGGCTGTAAATCAATGTATATTCCTTCCTTTGTGGATATATATTATCAATGCATATTTATATGCAAGCAACCTTTTAACGAGGGTCCATAAAATGAAACAAAACAAAATTCAATCGCTGATTGTTGAACATCTTCTCAAGCATGGACAGATTGAGATCGCTCTTCCTGATGGTGTAACTCTTGAGATTGGTCTTACACAAGAAAATCAAGATGGGAAGTTGACAATTAAAAATGATTATTGCTGGGTAATTGCATCGCAAGGTAATCGTGTCATGAGTCTTGATTCCTATAATATGGGGCTTCGTTTTGCTGACGATGAAAAAATTATGATTTTAGAGGACAAATTTGTAGATAAAAATGGAGAACAGGTGAGGCGTGTAGACGTTGTATAAAAAATATTTATTTTATTAAAAATAAATATTCCCTGTCATGGTCACATACGTTATAATTCCGTTGCTGGATAAATAAAGTTCCATTGTTCCTTCGGATGTTTTATTTTCATCTATAGGAACGTGGAACTCAACCCACAGGCTGAACCCTGTGTTTATCCGGTAAAAACGGGATAACGTAATGGATGGGCCTTTGCGTTTTAATTCTTTTGAGTTAATTACGGCTAAATTGTTGATGTTTTCTTTTACATTTTTTAAAACGAAACCCAATAATTTTGAGCTATCCAAAAACTGTGTCCAGTTTGCAACTAATATTTCTTCGAGTTTGTCTTCTTTGAAGACGTTTTCTAATTTCATGTTCGGAGTTCATTTCTAATGAAAAAGCCAGATGTGTATTTAAAAGAGTATTGTCAGAGACTTTCGGATGAAAATTTAAAGTTTTTGGCACCAAGGTTGAATCAAAAGTTATCTGGTGATTTAGCGGAAGTTGTAGATTTTTTGGCGAATGTTAAAGAAATTGATCGTTGGCTTTCATCTGCACAAACGAGCAATGAACTTTATGATATGATAGATCTAATTGAATCTGTTGTTACAAAAGAAAATGATAAAAGATTTAGCATGGTAGAATCTTGACGAATAAAGGGGAGAGGTAAAACTCTCCCCTTTATTTTTTTTGACATTGCATTTTTTCTTGTGTTGTGGTTTAGTTTGATTTCATCAAATTCAGGAGAATCAAATGCCGCCAGTTGTCAAAGTCGAAGATCAGCCGATTTTAGTTGCCACAACCGAATATCCTTATGCAAAATGGAAATTTGAAAAGTTCAATCCGGTTCAAAGCCGGATTATGGAATTTTACGATAAAGATACAAATGGTTTAATTGCTGCCGCCACAAGTGCAGGAAAAACTGTAATTGCAGAACAATTTATCAGTCAAGAAATCCGTAAAAGGGGCGGAAAAGGAATGTATTTGGCCCCACTTCGTGCGTTAGCTCGTGAAAAAATTAATGATTGGGAAAATAAAAACTATCACTTCCATGATCAGAAAATTTCTATTTGTACTGGAGATTTTCGATTAACTAAAGAACGTGTAAAAGAATTGAATGATGCAAATATTATTATTATGACATCTGAAATGTTAAACAGTAGGTGTCGTAATTATAAAACAGAAAATTCAGAATTTCTAAAAGAAATTGGAACTTTGGTCATTGATGAAAGCCATCTTTTAACTGTTGCTGGTCGTGGAGATCATTTAGAAGTTGGATTGATGAAATTTACAGAAATTAATCCCAATGCAAGATTGGTATTGCTTTCTGCCACAATGCCTAATGTTGAAGAAATTGCCGATTGGATTTCTTACTCATTGACAAAACGTGATACATTCATGTTGAAGTCAAAATATCGACCAGTTCCTTTAACTGTTCATTATGAGTCTTATTATGATGTTGGTCGATATGATCAAGTTGAAGAAGAAAAAGTAAACAAAGCATTGGAAATTGTTGAGTGGTATCCTGACGATAAATTTTTGATATTTGCTCATACAAAAAGAACCGGGGATTTAATGAAACAACAGCTTCGCTCTATTGGAGTAGAAGCTCAGTTTCATAATGCCGATTTGGAAGCTGGAGAAAGAGCTAAAGTAGAAGATCGCTTTAAAAATGACCCTAAACTTCGTGTCATTGTTGCCACTTCAACCCTAGCTTGGGGGTTAAATCTTCCTGCTCGAAGGGTTATTATTTTAGGAGTTCATCGAGGAATTAATGAAGTAGAAACTCATGATATTCTTCAGATGATTGGAAGAAGCGGTAGGCTTGGAATTGATCCAATGGGAGATGCTTATATTCTTGTCCCAGAATCTAAAGAATCTATGTATCGTCAAAAATTTAGCAAACCGAATAGAATTGAATCTCAACTTTTAGAAAAAAATGGAAATCATCATAAAACATTGGCATTTCATCTTGTCAGCGAAATTTATCATGGAGATATAAAAACTACCGATGATGTGCATCATTGGTATGGTCGATCTTTGGCTTATTTTCAAAATAAGACGTTAGATCAAACAGTTGTAGATGCAACACTGACTCTTTTATCTAAACTTGGTGCAATTTTCCAAGAAGATGGTCAGTGGTCTTGTCGTCCAATTGGCAAAGTTTCTAGTATGTTTTATTTTAGTCCATTTGATGTCTCGGGTCTTTATTTTAACTTTAAAGAACTTTTCGCTGATAATCGAGAAAATAATGATTATTATTTGTCGATTGCTTTGGGCGACATTGATAGTCAAAGATTGGCTATCGTTTCTAGATTAGAAAAAGAAGAGATGAGTATGTATGCAGCAAAAGTTAAGGCTATGATGCCGGATAAATACCTTAACGATAGTTCTTTAAAGGCTGGATTTTGTTACTACAGTTTGTTGACTGGCAAAAACACACAAGCATGTGCTACCACACAAAGAACACTTCAATTTGATTTTGGAAGAATGTCCCAAGTTCTTCGTGCTTTGGATGCTTTTGGGGGCAATTGGCAAAAAGATGGATTTTTTACTAATTTGGAGAGCAGGGTTATAAACGGTGTTCCATCTTATCTTGTTGATTTGTGTCGAGTTCCTAACATTGGCAAGGTAAGGGCTCAAAAGTTATATGATGCTGGATTTAAAACGGTTGATGATGTTGCCAGCATGAACTTTGAAAAATTTAAGACACTAATTAACATGAAAAAAGAATCTGCCGAAGAGGCAATGAAACATTTTAAAAAGATTTCTTTAACTTGATTTTTTTGTTTTTGAAATAAACTTAGTTTTTATAGGTGTTATCTTCTTTGATCTAAATGCAATTTGATTTCCAGGATTGCTAGTGCCCGGTTTGCAGCATACACAACAGTCAACTGCTTGTGGCACTAAAACTCCTGCATTAATTGTTGTGCATGCTGGAACTGTTATTGTTACTGAAGTCCCGGAATGAAAAGTTCCTCCTGATGTTGAACCTAAAGATACTTCCATGGATGTAGCACATGTGGGATTGTTTAAGGTTAATGTTGCAGTGTAGTATTGACCTTTTGTTCCAATTACAACAAAAGAATTTCCGGTCCCATTAAGACAGCATGCATTCGATGTAAGTGTTGCGGTCGCTTTTGTGCAAGGAGTAGAACATGGACCTCCACTACCTCCACCACCAGTGCCTTGTATAAATACATAGCCATCATTTTCAGCTTGAGTAGGTTTGTATTTAGTGAAATAAATTTGAGTGCAATTGCATCCTAAGTTCGGCACGATACTTGGGTTCCATTGTGATGATGGGCTTCCACAATCATAAGAATACACCCAGCTTGTATAACAAGGTGAAGGGGGACAGCAGTTGCAATTACAGTTACAAAATCCTCCAGATCCTTTGCAATATGGTGGGCTACATGACATTATTGCTCCTGTCCAAAAAATCCAATTGGGTATTCCATTTTAACTTTTCCTTTTCCTTCTGTTGGTTTTCCATTTTCATCTTCAACCCACCATCTGACTTGTTCTACTGGAATATTTAATTCGTCCATGTGACATTTGTCGTCGTGGTGAACTGGCATGTGATATTCTTCGCCTTCTAATATAATTGCAACCTTACATTCTTTTTTCTTGTTGTTGTAAAGCAAACAATTGCCACAAACTTTTTTTAATTTTTTCTTTTTCTTAAATATTTTCTTAAAGATCATGATTATCAATTGAATAAAAAGACTGTTTGAATTAAAATAAATGCTGACTTTGGCAACAATAAAGGAATCTAAACATGATTATTGGTATTGCTGGCAAGAAGCTTAGTGGCAAAACAACTTTAGCTCAAGTATTTATTGAGCATGGCTATGAAAAAGCAAGTTTTGCAACTGGTTTAAAAGAGTATGTTGGTAAATTATATAACTGGAATCAAGACGAATTAAATAGCCCAGAAGGAAAAGAATCTTTACTATATAATCCTGTTTTATGGGATGAGATTGCATGTGACCATTTATCGAAAATTATCGGACAAAATATTGTATTTAAATCAGAAAAACAATTTAAAACAAGAAGAGAGGCTTTAGAATATATTGGAACAGATGTTTTGCGTGATCATGATGTAGATTTTCACATAAAAGAATTCAAACGAAGGTTTTCTGAAGGTTTGTTTGTTTGCGATGATTTAAGATTTCCAAATGAACTGAGCGTTCTAAAAGAAATGAATGCTTATTGTTTGTATATTGTTAGATCAAATGTTCAGTATTCATCCAATCATGCCAGTGAAAATTCTCTATTTTCTTCTGATTTTGAAAACATTATTTCAAACGATGGTACAAAAGAAGAGTTGTATGAAAAAGGGAAAAACATTTTGATGGATTTAAAGATTCTTGGTCAGTGATTGTTTTAATTTATTCATTCCAATTTCTGTTAAAACCATAAATCCATACCCTCTTGCTTCACAATATTGATTGCACGCTGCCCATTTAGCTGAATTTTTGGGCAGATGTGTTTGGTTTGATGGTTTAATTTCCCAAATTTCAATTCTTCCATCTGCAAAACATACTTTTAAGTCTGGATTATATTCGTGAATTTCTCCCATAAATGAATATTGAACTTTAAAAGGTTCGACTTCATATCCAATACATTCTGTCATTGCTTCTAGGCATTCATAGACATTGCATTCCATTCCTGATCTATAATGCATTTCTTTTCCACCATTTTTAGTTGATATTAAATAACCTTCTCTAAATTTGGGTTTTCTTTGTTTTAGTTTTCCATCTTTTTTGGAGCTTTGATCTTTCCAGATAATAGCTTTCATTTGCCCTGTTTTCGGAACGGACTTTTCATACGGATGGCGTGATTTATAATGGGATCTTAAATCTCTAACTGGTGCTCCGCAACGATTAAGAGGACAAATTACAAATTCTCTGCCCTCTTCGTGGCTTTCAAGAATGTGATTTTTATAATTTTCATATTCTTCAAAAGTTATTCCACAAACAAAGCATTGATACTTTCTTTTGCCGTTATCTGAAGGGAATGGTAACATTTAAACCTTATTTCTTTTTCTTCTTTTTGGATTTTTCTTTTTTTGGTTTATGACTCATGATTGTTTTAATGACATCTTCTCTATCACAGACATGAATATGCGGAATATCATTGTTGCCAAATAAATTTTCTACAGAATCTTCAGAAGATCCAAACATAGCTTTTAGAATATTAATTCCTAAAAATTTAGCTTCATCTTTAAATCCAGGTTGCATTGGATCGTCTTCTTCATCATTTTTTAATTTTGCAAATATTAATCGGCTATCTTCAGGTGATCCAAACAAATCGTTATCTTTTTTGAAAAATAGTATCATTCCGTGGCGATCCATTAGATCATTAATAGATTTTTCTTGTTGTTCAAAAAAACAGTGTTTATCCCAGCAATCCATAAGTTCACGGAATTTAGAAAATCCTGGAGATGGTGTGTTAAAATATTTGTTATTATTCATAATTCCTCCGACTATTATATATACAATTATGAAATTCACTTTATATGGTTTTAAGAAATTTATAGAAGATATGGACCCAACTCCAGAAAAATCTCGTGATTCGTCTATGGGTGATAATTCAGATAAATCTTCAGATAAAGAAGATTATTTTGCTGTTCTTGGCGATGAAATGGGAATTGAATGGAAAGACATTGTTAAAGCACTAAAAGAACCACAAGTTTCTGCTCACTTTGGTATTGGAAAAGATCCAGATGTTATGTACAAACTTTCAGCTTGGGAAATCGTTCCTGGTTCTATGACTCCACAAGGAGGTGCTTCTATTCGACTTAAACCACAAAAACGTGATAGAAGTTATTTGCATGGCAATAGATTGAATAAGTCCAGTTATAAAGACACGAAAGAATATCATTTGGGTCGAGAGGAATTGGAAAAATTTATCACTACTGGATGGACTCCAGCATTGCAAGGTCAATCTGGTCCTCCAGCTATGTCTTAATAGGAGCTATTTATGGGATTTAAAGAGTGGCTTGAGTTAAAGGAATCTGGCACAGGAACCAATTCAATTGCGGTATATTCTTTGCCTATAGGGGCTGGAGAAATGGTCAGAAGAAAGCCTCTTGATACTATTGGGTTTCATGGTCCAGAGGCATGCAAGAAAAAAGGTAAAAAGGCTTTGGGCTGTATTTGAATATGCTTTTTGTTCGGTTGCGTTGACCGAAAATGGCAAAAACTTGGCCAAACAATGCCAGCGGCTTCTGGCACGCCGATATTGGATGGAATAGTATTTTCCTCCTTAAAGAGATGTCAGAGATACACAGCCATCCTTTTCAGGCTGGCTTTTTATTTTTTTTGGTTGTTAAGAAAAATATTGACTTATTTAGAATTCATGGTATTAGTTTATTGGGTATTGAAAAATTTTTCTAAAAACTGGAGTTTTGTTCATGTCTGGTTGTCGCCAAAAAAACCAACAAAAAAATACAAAGAATCTTATTAGGCTCGGTGAATTCAAAATTGAAGACGTAATGCCATTTATCGAAAATTCTTTTGAATTTGATCCGAAAAGAGAATATGAAGTTAATGGTGTGAAGTATCTTGTAAAGATGAATTCACAAAGATATTTTACATTTCAAAAAAGTATGAATTGTGTTTCTTGTGGCATAGCTGGAACTAAATTTTTTTTAGAGCGTTTTCGTTCGGATGAAAGTCCGCATTTCAATCTTTATGCAGAAGAAGATGGCGAATTGATTTTGATGACTAAGGATCATATTGTTCCTAAGTCTCTTGGTGGCAAAGATTATGTCTCAAACTATCAAACCATGTGTTCTATTTGTAACAATTTAAAAGGATCTTCTAATTTAACTCCCGAAGAGATTAAAAAGATTCGTGATCATTACAATCAAAACAAAAATGATTCAAGATTTAAAGGAAAATCAATTGAATTCTTCCGAATGGATTTTATGAACAAGTGAATAGTGATTTTAGCGTATTTGTACCTTGCAAGCTCGTCCTTCGTTGACTCTTTTTCCCATTTTCAAAAAGGAATTCAAAATGTCTGAGATTACTGCCATTAAGACCTATAATTCTAATCTTTTTGCAAACAGTGAGAAGAACATTAAGTATCTTCGAGATACAGGTGTTGCTCTAAAAAACACCACAAATGTTTTTCGGGGTCTTCTTGTTGCTTTTTATGGTGGAATAACTCCTGAAATTGCTCGGGAAAATATTAAAATTATCAAAAAAGAAAAAAGTTTGGACATGGATTTGATTTACGCCATTAATCGCTTTAGACCTGTTCGTTCTAATTCTGATTTGGCGAAATATCAAATTCCTCAACCTGTTATGCGAGGCAAATTTGAATCTGTTGTTGGCCACGAAGCCAGTGAATTGGCTGCTGAATTTTTGAATTCTCCGATTGGTGAAGATTATGTTTGGATTGATGGTCTTCGGGCTTATGAAGATCTTAAATCACAGATTGGTGATTTTGATTATGATTTGAAAGTCATGGTTCGTGAAAACATTTTGCCAATTTATAATTTTCCAAATATAGAAGCATCGGCATCTATTTCTAGAATTTTTGGCAATGGTAAAAAAGAAGATAGGGAATTCAAAGTTGGCGTGGTTAAAAAGATCAAAGAACTTATTCTAAATTCAGATTTAGGAGATGATTATTCTGTTTTGCAACAGATTATTTTGTCTGCTGCTGGTGCAAAAGATATGAAAGAATTTAGCAAGACTTATGTTGGAAAAGCGGCAGGACGGCGAGGAAAAATTCAGAATATTTTGTTGGAAAACAGTAATAAAAAATTAGGAGCCAACACAATTCAATCAGTATTGGAAAAATGCGATGAAATTGTTTGTGAAAAAAGCTCTAAATTGATTTGGAAAAACAATCAGGGTCTTCTTAAATATATTGAAATTCAATCTGATCTTTCTTATGATCCGAAAGCATATAGCGAATGTTTCAAGGCAGCTTTGGCTGAAATTCAACCTAAAAACACTGTAAATTATAATTTCGCTGTAAAAAGGTTGCAAAACAAGAAAGATTTAGAATCAAATGTTCAAGCTATGCAGAATTCTGCGATGCTTAACAATTATTTTGATAGCCATTATTTCCAAGGTTCTAACAATTTTGTGATTTGTCCTTACCATTTGGGTGGCGAGAATCTTTCTCAGTTATTCAAAATTTATAAAAATATTGGGGATTCAACTGAAGCAGTTAAAGAATATTGTTCCGAATTAAGGGGTTCTGTCAAAGATCCGATTCCATCTTTGTGTGAGTATGTTTTGACTCTACGAGATCTAAGTTGCAAACAAATTATTGGTGCGGCTTCGTACAATCAATTGATTCAAAGATATAAAGATCACAAAGTTCATCCTACCAAAGACGGAAATAACAATTATACATTTTCTACGGGTTCGGCAATGTATGGTTGTTTGATTCCCCCTAATAAGGCTAAAAAAACAGATCGTCCAGGATCTCCAGATTCTAGAATTTGGATGATTCTCAGGGTCTTGAATGGCAAAAAATGGGAAGATCATCATTATTACATTCACAATGTGAGGTTTTTAGAAGAGGTTTATGCACACAATCCTGAATTCAAGGGAGATCCTGTAGCTATTCGTGGAGGTCGTTTTGGTGGCATTGGCAAAAAGATTTGTGAGTCTAGCTTGCAATCTTTGCGTGAAAATCCTCAAAAGTACCGTAAAACCAAGAAAAGGTTGCTACGTCTTCAGGAATCAATCAAAAACAACTCTTTGCCAAACATCAATTGGAACGAGAAAATTGCTTCTATTGGTGTTAGATTTGATCATAATAATTTCAAAGCAACAATTAACTTTAAAATTAAAGTTAATCATAAAAAGTTTGAAGGTTTGAAGGTGGGAGATAAGATTATGAGTTATGATCAGAATCAGACTCAATCTCATGCTTATGCTGTTATGAACGTTTGTAATTCATTTGATTCTGGTGCAATCCCTTTCAGGGGTCATTATGTTCAAGTGAATGAAACAGGAAAGATTCGTTCCAATATTCAAGTTGGCCAAAATAATTATGATCCATTGAGTTATTCTGGTCTATCTTTTGAGAAATATGAAAATTGGAGAAATCAACGTAAAAATTTCGTTTCAAAATATCGTTTCATTATTGGAAAAAATAATGAAAATTGTGATATGTTGGAAGAATTGGAGAAGATTGAGAGTCGGAAGCCAAGTCTTTATGAGTATAATTACAAATACTCTGCAATTTTAAGGAAGATTGTTAGAGGAACTTCTGGTGTGAAATTGGATGAATGTCGCAAAGAAATTATTTCTTTTCTTGCTAAAGAGCAAGCTTCAATCCGAAACGTTTCCTCTTTGAATCACCATTCTTTTTCGGCTTTTAGGTCGGCAAAGAGTTTGATTAGTGCTTATTTTGCAGCAAGCACTGGTTTGAACATCAGTACCGATGAGCAAAAACAGGATAATGATCCTGAGATTTTTGAGATCCGTAAGGATCTTGAGCGAAGTCGTAAAAACAAATGTCGAGAAAAAATTAACAAAATTTCCAATACCATTGTGACAATCGCCAATATGGAAGGTTGCAATATTATTTGTGGAGAATTTGGACTTTCTTCTACTGGAAGTAAAAACAATACGAAAAAGCAAAACAATAAAAATATGGATTGGTTGGCACGAGGTGTTGAGAAGAAGATTAAAGAAATGTGTCTACTTCACAATATACATTTTAAAGATGCTCCACCTCATTACACCAGTCATCAAGATCCATTCGTTTACAATAATACTTTGTTGAAAGTGGAATCTGTGGATCATATGAAAGCAAGATTTGCTTATCTTTCAGTTGATGATGTGGAAGAATGGCATCTTAAAAAGCTTTCGTCTTATTTGAAAAACAATAAGAACGGAACTGCTTATTATTACAACTCTGCGACCAAACAATTTTTGGATCATTATGGTTTGGTCGAGCATGAAGAAAAAATTACTAAAAACAAATTGTCACTTTCTAAATTTAAAGATATTTTAATTAAGAATTTTGGCAATGTGAATATTGTGATGCCTCTTAGGGGTGGAAGATATTATCTTGCTTCTAAGAATGTTGTTACAGGGGCAGTTCCTTTCTCATTTGGTGGCTCCTGTTATTTATCCGATGCTGATGAAGTGGCGGCTATCAATGTTGGATTGACAATCTTTCCTCAGCAAAATAGTTGATTGAATCATTTGCGAGCGATTAGGTGGTCTCAAAAACCGCTTGGTCGCTCGCAAATGATAAGCTGTTTTGTGGTAAAGATTTGTGAATCATAAATCTTTGTTTATTGAAGAAATTTGCAATAAAAATCTTGACCGCTCGCAAGGTTCATGTTATGATCCTTAATGTAAGGTGTTTTCAAGGGGTGCCTTTGCAATCACCAAAAATTGTGTCCTTCGTTGACACAAGAAGGGGGAATAATGCACATATCCCTAGTTACTCCTTTGCAATCACCAAAAATTGTGTCCTTCGTTGACACATTCTCCTGTAATATGTTTTATAGATTAACTCCATCTTTGCAATCACCAAAAATTGTGTCCTTCGTTGACACATGAATGAAATTGGTACTGATGAATTAGCTTTACAATTTGCAATCACCAAAAATTGTGTCCTTCGTTGACACGGGCTAGAGTTGATCCGGTTTCAGGATCAGAAATATTTTGCAATCACCAAAAATTGTGTCCTTCGTTGACACACACCAATTGATTTTAAATTTTTGCAATCACCAAAAATTGTGTCCTTCGTTGACACGCCTTTCGAGCGGGGACCAGAATCGAAAATGCACTGGTTTGCAATCACCAAAAATTGTGTCCTTCGTTGACACCTAAATTCTCTCTTTCTTACTTTTTCCCTTTAAATTCCTTGCAATCACCAATAATTGTGTCCTTCGTTGACACCTAATGGGAATCGTCTACTGCTTGCAATCACCAGCAATTGTGTCATTCGTTGACACGATCTGAAAACATCCATTTTTTTTGTCTTCATAATCAACTTGCAATCACCAACAATTGTGTCCTTCGTTGACACACAATTGTGTCCTTCGTTGACACTACCTTCAATTGCAGGCTCTTGCAAGCATCCTCATCTTGTAATCACCAACAATTGTGTCCTTCGTTGACACTTCGCTGGCCGTCTACGATTCTTTGACTGGAATTATCTTGCAATCACCAAAAATTGTGTCCTTCGTTGACACTTCATTGGTTGGCCTCGAAGAGCTTGCACCAACAATTGTGTCCTTCGTTGACACGATGTACCTCAAAACGGGATGTTCAATGGACTTCTCTTGCAATGTAATTTTAAATCGCCAACAATTGTGTCCTTCGTTGACACCTTCTTGCGACAGCCTTGTGTTCCGCCAAAATCCTCTTGCAATCACCAAAAATTGTGTCCTTCGTTGACACAACCTGCCACAATTAAATTTTTTAAAGTATTTTTAATGTTTGAAAAATTGTGTCATTGGTGGAGTAGTCTGTGTCGTAAAGATCTTTGCGATTTAATCAAACATTGCTATATTCATTCTGGCTATCCAAAATGTGGCTACAATCAAATGACCACAAAACAAAAAGAACTGTTTTGTTCAATTGTTGAAAATCTAAGAGATGAATAGCTAAAAAATAGTTACATACACCCGTCAAATCAAATTGAAGGATTTTTAAAGTGAAAGATTTGAATAATTATAACAAAGATCCGAGAATAAAATTGATTGATAAATCAAACAATTTTATTCGTATGGTTAGCCAAAACGATGCTGGCCATTTGTTGGATTGTGGATTTTGTAAATTACTTTTTATTAAACCAACAACGATTCAATTTGAATTAGATGCAAAAGAATGGGACGATGTGAAATTTATGAAGGATAATTCAAAAAAAGGATCACGTATTGCATTGAAAAAACACTTTATGGAAATATTTGTGTGCAATCTCCAGATGGAGATTTTATGTTTTATTGTGATTATCGTAAAGCTTTGTGGTATTTAAATCGTAGTGCTGTAGATATAGTTTCTGATTGTCCTCCTATTTTACGATTTAATTTTAATCCGGGTGGTTTAGGATGGGGTAAAGATTCTTATTATTTTGCCAAAAAATTAAATCAATGTGTTGTTTGTGGGGATGCCGAAAATTTAAATCGACATCATGTTGTTCCTCATGTATTTCGTCGTCATATGCCTGAATTTGTCAAAGAACACAATTATCATGATATTCTTCTTTTATGTCTTTCATGTCATGAAAAATATGAATTAGAAGCAAATAAATTTAAAAAATTTATTTGCAAAGAATTAGGCTATGATCTTAAATTTGGATCAAATCAAGTGTATATGCCTGATGTTGGAAAAGCTGTTAATGCCGCTCGTGCATTGTGTAATTTTGGCAAAAAAATTCCTGAATCTCGTTATCTTTTTTTGTTGAGTGTAATTAAAGAATATCTTAAAAAAGATCAAATTACCGATGATGATATAAATGAAGTTGCAGGACATTATATGTGGAAAATTTCTGAAGGTTATAAAGAATATGGAAAATTTGTTGTTGAAAATATTGATAACATTCAAATTTTTGTCGAGCGTTGGCGAAGACATTTTGTTGAGACAATGAATCCAAAATATTTACCAGAACTATGGTCGATTGAAAAGCTTTTTTGAAACAGATTAGTGTATTTGTAACTTTGTGATCGAGATTAAGATTTTTATTTTTAGCATGGAGTTTTGAAATGAGAATTATTGACAACAGAAACGATTATTATGACATTGGGATGGGTTTGGGTTATGATGCGTCTCTCATTTACCTAAGAAGTTTTAAAGAAATTTATCATTTCAATAATAAAATGAGCGATAAACATTATGATCCTTTGGTTGTTGGATTTTGTGGAAAGCTATATCCAGCAGTTAGGCTTTTTCACACCAAGTGGGATTACAATACAACAAAAACCACCAGTGCTTTTTGTTATAGTTTGGAAGAAGCTGATAAATTTGCACAAAACAATTATGATTCTCAAAAAATGGAATTCTATGAGAACAATTACCACGGGAAAAGAAAGTTTTTTGGAGGCTATAGTAGGTTAGAGAATTTTAATAGGTGTGATTTGGTTGATTATTTTAATCAATTTGAGACAATTTATAAAGATTTTAAGGAAAAATTTACAGAATACAATTGTCCGATCTTTGTTTATGACAACAAACATCTTTATATAAATCCTATTCTTTATGGATATGAATTTTATAGAGTTTTTGACGCATATACTGCATGGCAGGAGGTTTCAATGTATGTGGGGGGAGTTTTACTTTCTAAGACAAATCCCATTCCAGAAGTATCCGATGAGGTACGATTGGAATCTCATGGATTTGATAAAAAGTATAGTTTTCGTAAAGAAAAATCAAAGAAGTGAATTTATTTTCTAATGTAATCAAGAATCACAAATAATCTAGAAAGAACTTTAATGGAAACCAAAGAAATTTATGATGAATTAAAGAATGTTAATGATACTTTTGATAAAATTAAAAATTTAGTAGGAGGATTGAAACAAGATGAAATTTGTGAATCTTGTAATGAAAAATTGAATAAAATTCCAAAATTATCTGAGCCTATCAGCACTTTACGGGACAGCAAACATCGAGCTTTGGCTGCAAAAATTTGGAGTGTATTGTATCAGGGAAGTTTTGTTAAGAAAAATTGTGATTTTGTTGCTGGAATAAACACTCTTCAGAAAGAGTTGGAGGATTTAGAAAAATATGGGTCTTTAATTGTAGATGAGCGTTTCTATCAAGATTAGTATTGATAGAATTGAAATTTTACATTATGATAAAAATTGAACAGATTTTTTGATTGTCTTTAATGATTTTTTTCAAAACCTGCCGATACAACAAATGGAGTCAAATTAATCATGTCAAACAATCAGCTTTTTATTCCTAAAACCATTAAAGTCGGCTTTCAAAATAGAAATGATACCTATACAAAAAAATTAGCTTATGTTATATATTTTGATCAAAAAGGTGTTTTGAGAAAAGAGAAATCGTGGGAATCTTGGCGAGATAAACGTATTGATCCATTAATTTTTGATAATGTGCCAACAGAAGGATTTGTGCTCAATAAAGGGGTAGGTGGAGTTCGAAATTCTTATGGTTGGAATAGTCGTAATGAATATATTAGAGTTTATGATCCAAGAGGTTTTGAGTTTGAAATTAGCGTTGAAAATTTGCTGTTTATTCTCAGAGAATGTGATTGTAGCAAAGGCAAGGGACTAGAGGGCAAATTTGTATATTCTTGGGAATATACAAGCCTTGTCCTGCTGCCAGCAACATCACAAGATTATATTCAATCTCAAAACTTTACAAGTTTACAAAATTCTAGTGTAAATGCCAAGAGTTTAATTCCTGGAATGAAATATCAGACAAAGAAACAAAATATTGTTACGTATGTTGGAAGGCTTTACAAGCATGCAATGAAATGTTTATTTAATGATAATGATTACAAGTATAATAATTACGGGAAAAGTGGGTTTTTTCATGTTTTTTATGATGGCAAAAAATTTATATTTCCTAATAGTTTGAAGCAACTTTCAAAACAATATTCGGATACTGTTGTTGAAAACTATGCAGAAATTTTAGATTTATATAAAAAATCTTGCTATGGGAGCAAACCAATTAATTTGTTTTTGAAACCTTTTGAAGATTATTCTAAAGAAGATGCTCGCTATGGGCTTTCTGATTTTTCTTTTTATGATGATTTAAAAAAATCATTTGTTGTTTATAGTCGCAAGGAAAATGAGGTTTTTAATCAATCAACTAGAGTTTATGAAAAAGTTCCAACAATTGTGAATAAGTGTTTTTATTCTATTGAAAATGATTGCCTGATTTGGGAAAAATCAGATATCTATTATCAGTGTTCAAAAAAATATAATTCAAAAGATTTTAGATTCCCGTATTTACCGTATTATGAAAAATTTCATTTTGAAGAGTTGCCAGTCGAAGATTGTGAATTGTGGGTAGAGCTTGAAAGTGGTTCTAATTTTAGGCTTGGCAATCAAATATTTTTAAGTGATGGTTCGCTTGCTGAGGCATGGCAATGTTCGACATCTTTAGACTAATTTTACTCTTTACACTTTACCATAGGAGAATTCAAAGTGGCAGAAACAGACAAAAAGACTCTTGATTTGATCAAAGACGTACAAAGAAAAAAGGCTGAAATTAGTAAAATTGAAAAGCCCAATTGGAAAACAAATTGTGCTTTTGTTTATGTAGAAGGTCGTTTAAACGATGCGATCAATATTCATGTTGAGTCTGATGTTAGAAACTTGATTAAAATGGCATCTTTTATTATAGAAAAAGAGAGATTCTACGATATCGCATGCAAAGAATTGAATGTTGAAGCTCCTGAATTTCTCTGGAATGGATTTTCCAAGCAAGACTGGCTTGATGATATTAAGTCTAGAATTGATAAGATTCAAATTGGTAAAAAACGCACTAAATTGGAATCTTTGGAATCTCGCCTTAATGCCATCATAAGCCCAGAATTGCGTGTTGAACTTGAACTTCAGGCAATTATGGATGAATTGTCTTGATAAATTGAGATATTTTGAAAAATGTTATTATAAATAGATTTATGATAACATTTTTTGAATATCTTAGTTTTTATAATGAACTTTTTTTTAAAGAAAACAAATTTAGAATCTTTAAAAAGAGAGTCTGGAATACCATCACAGGTATTCTCTCGTGCTAAAGCTGTTATGACAGTAAATGATTTTTTAGAAAATCCTCCACCTGATGCAAGGGGATCTTACGCTCTTGGATTGACAAGTCACGGTCAAAGTGGAATAAAAGGTATATATTTTCATCTTGCTAGTGCTTTAAATTTAATTGATTGGCCAAGTGCATATGCTAAAGCGTTTGGTCGTAAATGGTCAAATCAGATTAATGATCCTAGAATTACAGATAAATTTTTGGATCATATTACAAATGATGATAAAAATATTATATTCTTTATTCCAGATAATATTTTAGAGGATAGAAAAGAAAGAACTTACACTCAGGAAGAAATACATTATTTTTTAAGAAACTCTGATAAATTAAGCAGAGTAATTTTTGTTTTAGGTGCTTATAATCTTGTAGATCCAGAGGATTATGAAAAAATCTCAGGAACTAGAAATCAACAAATGAGAAAAGATTATATTAATTACATTTTAAAAAATCCAAAAGAATTTCCTAAAGATCCGGTGGCCGATATATAAATAAATATAGAGTTTGAAACAAACAAGGAGGAAGATGTTCAAACCTTATTATCGTGTTCTTAAAGAATATTCTTTTAATTCAAATGTTGTTAATCCGGTTTATACTCCTGTCGATTTAAAAAGAATATATAATTTTCCTGCAAATTATAATGGATCTGGACAGACTGTTGCATTTATTGAATTAGGTGGTGGTTTTGTTCAAAGAGATTTAGACAATTATTTTAGTTCTTTGGGTTTAAACTCAAACCCCGTACAATTTGTTTCGGTTGATGGTGGAATTAATCATCCTACCAATGCAAATTCAGATGATGTAGAGGTAATGTTGGACCTTTGCGTTGCAATAGGAGTTGCAAATGGAATAACTCCTAAAGTTTATATGGCCCCAAATTCTTTTAAAGGGTTTGTTGATGCTGTTGCAAGAGCTATAGTTGATAAAGTCAACGTCATCAGTATATCTTGGGGTGCATCTGAGAGGTCTTGGACGACATCGCAACGAAATTTAATGAATTCCACGTTGTTAAATGCATCCAATCAAGGCATTACAGTTTGTTGTGCTTCGGGCGATAATGGGTCTTCTGATGGAGGATCAGGAAATAATGTGGATTTTCCTGGAAGTTCTCCTTATGTTCTCTGTTGCGGAGGTACAACATGTGTTGCATCAAATGGTGTTATTTTAAACGAGACGGTATGGAATGACGCTTATGGAGCAACGGGTGGTGGAGTAAGTTCTTTTTTTGCAAAACCATCTTATCAACCTCAAAATAATATTTATAGAAATCAAAGAGGTGTTCCCGATGTTGCGTCTGACGCAGATCCAGCCACAGGAATTCGAGTTATTACTGATGGTCAAAATTTAGTTGTTGGTGGCACCAGTGCTTCGGCTCCTTTTTGGGCTGGTGTTGTAGCTGTTTTAAACCAAGCTTTGAATAGAAAATTGGGATTTATTAATCCTGTTTTATATCCTATTCTTAATTATAATGGAAATATCAAACCATTTCACGATATTACAAGTGGAAATAATGGAGCCTATTCGGCTGTAAGAGGATGGGATGCTTGCACTGGCTTAGGAACACCAGATGTTTCTAATCTATTGAATTATTTAAGAACTCATTGATTCATTTTTTTATTTTTGATATATTTTATTTTAGGAGAAATAAAATGTCAGAAAATGAATCGCTAAAAGAATTGCAAGAGCAAATGCATTTAATTCAGCAAAAGATTTCAGATAAAAATAAAAAAATTGTAGAAGAAAAAGGTGCTGAATTTAGAAAAGGAGATTGGATAAAAAATCATTGTTTTATTTTTCGTTTCAATCCTATGCTTTCTGGTTTGGGTGAGAGATATGTTTTAAGTTTTGGTTCTAATGCTCCAGAAGTTAAATCAATTCTATGTTCTTCATTTTCTAGTTTTATTTTTTTTGGAGAATCGAAAAATTTATATGAAAATATAATATTGTCGAGTGATGATTTTTCTTATAATTTAAAAACAGATAATGCGATATTATTTTTAGAATTCCTTGATAAATTTAAACCTAAAATTTATCAAGGAACTTCTATTTTAGATGATATAAGCGTTTGTAAAAAGATTGAAGAACTATTAAATGAAAGCTGAATTTTTGGCCAAATGGATTGCTTCCGCTAACGTCGATCATTATAAAAATGAAAAACAGAATAAAGAAGTTTTCATAGCAACTGAAAATAATAAGCAACTTGTTTTAACATGTTGTCGGGTCTCTTATCCAAATGGTGTTTATGCACATATAAATATTGTTTGGATTGATAATGGTGTTTCTAAATTGATTTATCAAGATATTCTTTCTGAAGGAAGAATTGTTTGTAGCACTGGATGCATAGAGGGAGATTTTACAGCCAGAGAAAATGTTGAAATAATTTGTTTGGCATTTTTGGCTTGTTTGGAAAATAATGATTGATTTTTTTTAAATTTTTTATTATTTTATATTGGTTGGCCCAATTCTTTGTTTTGAGGATGAGCAATGTACGACGTAATGCAAAATGTTCCAGAACTGAACATTAAATGTCTTGACAAAGGTTTTGTTTCGCTTGTTGATGTTATGCCAAGACTTGTTCCAGATGATCGGAAAACTTCAGATTTTGCAATTGTTCAAGCTGCTAGGGTTTCTTATGGAGATGGAACTAAAACAGTCAACGAAGATCGAGGGTTAATTCGATATCTTTTGCGACATTCTCACACAACTCCTTTTGAAATGTGTGAATTTAAATTTCATTGTAAAATGCCAATATTTATTGCCAGACAATGGATACGGCATAGAACTGCAAATATAAATGAATATAGTGGCCGTTATTCGGTAATGAAGGATGAATTTTATATACCAGATATTGATCACATTCGTCAGCAATCCAAAAACAATAAACAGGGTGGCGACCAACAGGCATCTTTGGTAGATGCTCAAGAATTTTTGGAAATTTTGAATGAAACGTGTGATAAATTATATAAAATTTATGAAGATTTTAATTCAAAAAGATTTGCCAGAGAGCAATCACGGATGATTTTGCCAGTTAACAACTATACTGAATGGTATTGGAAGATTGATCTTCATAATCTTTTTCATTTTTTAGCGTTGAGATGTGATTCTCACGCTCAATATGAAATTAGGGTTTTTGCAGATGCAATGCTTAAATTAATCACTCCGATTGTTCCGATTGCTATTGAAGCATGGAATGATTATCATCCAATGCGTGGAGCTATTAAGTTTACCAGACTAGAAGTCGATGCTTTGAGAAATTACTTAAATTCAGTGAAATTGAATGAAGGTTTGTCAGAGTTTCCTAGTTTAAATTCTGGAAATAATAGAGAAGAATTAGAATGGAGAGAAAAGGCAGCTTTTCTTGGTATAGATTTTAAGGGGACAGAATGAATATTTTGGAAAAATTTTTAAATTTAAACAACACCAATAGGAGGATTTCTATTGGTGTTGTTGGCGATTCTATGATAGATCAATATTTTAATGTTCATGTAAAGAGGATATCGCCTGAATTTCCAATACCGATAATGCATTCAGATAATGATAAATCTGAAAATTTTCCTGGAGGTGCGTCTAATGTCGCCTATCAATTTAAGCACTTTAATTGTGATGTAAAACTTATTTCCTTTTTGGATAGAGAGTCACAATCTGTTTTAATTTGCAAAGGAATAGACACATCTTTATGTTCTGTAATTAAAAATAAAATTCCTAGAAAAAGAAGGTTTTATAGTGAAGATTTTCCTGTTTATAGATGGGATTTAGAACAGGAAAATTACGGTTTAGGCAAAGATTTAGAAAAATTTTGTTGTGATCTTTATGATAAGGCTGAAAATTATATTTCTAATTTTGATGTTTTAATTTTTTCGGATTATAGCAAAGGAATTTTTTCTAATCATCTTTATAAATTAATTTCTAAAGCAAAAATAAGTATTGTTGATCCTAAATCTGGAGATTTAGAGCGTTGGAAGGGATGCACAATTTTTAAGCCAAACAAACAAGAAGCGTTGACATTATCGGGATGTTCTACTGTAAAAGATGCTGGCATTTACTTGCTTGATAAGATCAAATGTAAAGCAGTTGTTATTACACAGGCTGGAGATGGAGTCACTGTATTTGATGAATCGGGATTTGTTGAATTTAAGCCAGAAAACAAGTTAAATCCCGCAGAGTCTGTAATTGGTGCTGGAGATTGCTTTTCTGCATTTTTGGCAATGGCAATGGCTCGTGGTATGTCAATTAGGGAATCTGCTCTGCTTGCTTGGAATGCTGGAGTGATTTATGTGAAAAGTAAACATAATAAACCTTTATGCAAAAATGACTTTTCTCCTAAGATTTTGAGAAATTTTGATTTTTCTTCACGAGATTATAAATTGGTTTTTACAAATGGTTGTTTTGATATATTGCATGTCGGTCATATAGAGACGTTAAAATTTGCAAAATCTTTAGGCGACAAATTGATTGTTGCAGTAAATTCTGATGAAAGTGTTTCAAGGATAAAGTCAGGAAGGCCAATTGTATCGCTTGAAAATCGCATGAAATTATTGGAATCTTTAGAATTTGTTGATTTTGTTGTGCCTTTTAATGAAGATACGCCATTAAATCTGATTAAAGAAATAATGCCAGATGTTTTGGTAAAAGGATCAGAATATAAAGTAGAGAGTATAGCTGGATATGATATTGTTCCAAAAATTGTATTGGCACCAATGGTGAATAATTTGTCTACAACAGATATTATAAATAAAATTAAATCTATTTAATTCCATTTTCTTCTAGCCAATTTTCATCAATATAATATTCATTATATTCATTTTTATATGGAATATTTATTAAATCTAAAATATCTGGAACATTGTCTAGATCGCCTGGATCTCTTTCCAGCATGACCATTAACATTCCTCTAAAAAGATGAATGTGTTTAATAATGGTTTCTCTGTCTTTGCATCCTTGTAATCGGTATAGTTTTAAAACAATTAGTTTTTTGATTTGAGATTCTGTGAGCATTTTATTCTATTGGCTCCATAGACTCCGAATTCTCTGGCACACCCTGGACGATCATCTGTTTTTGTTTCTTCGTGGTAGACCATGCATTTGTTTGACCAATTATAAATTTTTTCCATAAAATTATTTTTTTGTTTGTCCCTTTTAGATATTATTCTAAGGAGGGATATGTGTCAAGAAAACTTATAAATAAAATAGCAAAAAAGAAATTTGATAAAAAATGTTATTTTTGTGATTGTGACAAGTATGAACTTTTAGATGTTCATAGAATTGTCGAAGGATCAGAAGGTGGAAAATATTCTGAATTTAATAGCTTGACAGTTTGTGCTACGTGTCATCGAAAAATACACGCAAAAATGATTATTATAGATAGAAAATATATGTCTACAGCGGGTCGATATATTTTACATTATTGGATAGATGGTGAAGAAAAATGGAATTAAAATTTTATTGCGGCACATTATCATCATTATCGCTTGGTTTTTGTAAAATTTGTGCGACATTTGCCGCAATTGTTGGTTTTACTGTTGTTTTTTTGAGGATTTGAGCGACCTTATTGGGTGGAGTTGCACCAATTTTTATTGTTTTATCAGATTTATTTGCTAAAACAATATCTGATGCGGTTTGTTGTGCTTTTCTTTGATTAGATATTGTTGTGGCAACATCTTCAAACCAACCACGATCTTCTAAAAAATGTTTAAATGTTTTCATATTATATTTATCCTTATTGATATAAATATAATATGATTACTTTTTTACAATTTCTGGATGAGAAGCAAAAAATTACAAAAGTTTACGGAATTGGAACTGGCCATTCTCCTGGGATGGCTTTTAAAGCAATCAAACCAGCAAATCCGGCAAAAATTGGCTATAGAAGTTTAAATTTTGGGAAACGAGTGAGTGGAGTTGTGGGGAAGTAACTATTTTATAATATGAAAATATCTTCGACTGGAGATGGTTTAAATATTTTGATTGTTTGTGATTATCTTACACATCATGATTGGATGTCTTTTATTTGTTGGTATTCGATATCAAAAAATTTACCAGATGCTAATGTTTTTGTTACATCTAATCGAAATGTTATGAATTATGATTTGTTTAACTGGACAAGAAGATGCAAAGTTCCTTTATTTCTTCATAAGTCTACAGATACTCAGGGTCAAATTGATTGTGCGATTAACCATGGCGTTAAAGAGCCAATTCTTGTAATTGGACCAGAAGTTATTTGTATAAGAGACTTTGAAGAATCTGGAATTAATTCAGATTTTTCTGGAGTCAAGATGTTGGATGACGATTTGTCTTGCGATTGTAAGCAGGATCGTTCGTGTGTTTTTGTGACATATTCAAAAGGATGGGGCAACTTTGTTACAGCTTCCTGGATAAATAAAATGGGTTGTCCTTTTATATCTGATATCAAGCATGCTCAAGGTAATTTGACTGTGAATGAAAATCGGATAGAAAAATTATGGATTTCGGCAACTCCTTTGTTTCAAATCGTATCAAGGGGATAAAATGAGAAGATTTAATTACGATGACAATGAAAATTTTAGAGATGAAGTAGACAAGTTCTTTGGCGAAGATTCGGATTCTTCTGAATATAAAGAAATTTTAGAAGAGGAAAAGATGATGCAAGAAATTCAAATGGGTTTTTTGCATAGAGACTTGAATCATAGAACTCTTCGTGCAGCCATAAGAGCTTGTGAAAAATCATTTTTTTGGGCATTTTATTCTCACAATACTCGATTAAAGATGATTAGCACTACATACAGTCAATTTATTCAATTAGAAGATGAATGAGAGGTTTATTTTGCCCTTATATGAATTTAAATGTAGAAAATGTTTTAAAGTTTATGAAGAGTTGACATCATGTGACTCAACTGGGAAATATAAAACTGTAAAATGTCCCGATTGTGGATCAAAAAGTAAAGAAAAATTGCTTTCTGTTTGTGGTTTTATGTTTTCTAATCCTGAAGGCACTGATCGTTGGAACAGTGAAACTTCTGGCCACGATTATCGTTTTCATCATAATCTTCCGAGGGTTATTGAGGAGCGGAGAAACGCCGAAGAAAAATCTCACATGGGAACAGATGTTTATAATCCCATAAATGATTTAGATAATGACAATGCTTGGGGCGAAGTCAAATAAAATTAAAAAATAGTAAATAAAAAATATATTATTATGTAAATTTCGATTAAAAAATTAAATCAAAAAAAATTTAATTAAAAATTTTTAATCGAAATTTATTTTAAATATCATGATTTACACAGGAATTAAGAAAGAATTTTTAATGCCGCTTACTGGTGAAAAACTTGCCGAGAAATTTTATGAAATTTATGCTGATTCTGCTATACAACACAAATGTCAAGTAGAATTAAACAAACCTTGGAAAGAATTGACAGAAGAAAATAGAAAACTGATGGTCGATGTTTTTGGTAAGATTATAGAGTTTGTCTATAATTCACCAATCAGTATGCTGCAACCAATACTTTTTGAAATAGATTTTAAAAATTTAGATAAACTGCCAAGAAGAAAAGCTAAATTTTATGAATATGATTGGATGATTGATGATGATGATGATGATGACATTGTTTGATGATATTTGTAAATTTTAAAAAAATCCAGGAATAAAATACTGGATTTTTTTATTTTTTTATTTTAGATTGTTGAACGACAAATTATAAATTGTTATATTTTATTTGTTCTGTCTGAATATATCCATTCCTTGGAGGAAAAATGACAACAGCTTTAAAGAAAGTCATAGGCAATTTTAATAGAAATCAGTTTCGTACAATTAATTCTGAAATGAGTTTTTCAGAATATTTAGAGCTTTGCTATGAGAAGCCCTTCTTGTTAAGAAACGCATGGCAAACAATTTATGATATGATCATGGAAAAAGGATGTTTTCCTGTTGAGGAATACCGCAAAACTTATATTCATTATAATTTTTTTGATGATGAGGAAATTCCAATTGTGGGTTTGACCCCAATGAAGGATTCCTTGGTCAAATTCATTAAAGGTGCTGCTGGTGGTTATGGAACTGAGCGAAGAATTCTTTTGTTACATGGGCCTGTTGGAAGTGCCAAATCTACGATTTGTAGATTGATTAAGCGTGGGCTAGAACGATATTCTAGGACAGAACCTGGGTCTTGGTATTCATTTAAATGGGTAAACTTGCCCACAGGAATTGATGGAATTTACACGGACAATGAATGTTTATGCCCAATGCATGAGCAGCCACTTAAACTTCTTCCTTTAGAGTCCAGAATTTCTCTTATGGAGGAATTAAATAGAATTCATGAAGAGAACGCTTCAGAGGAAAGAAAGCAAGATCTTTACACGTTAAAGTGTAACACTGAATTAGATCCTCTTTGCAACAAATTCATGAATGTTTTGTTGAAGAAGTACGATGGTGATCTTGAAAAGGTTCTTGAAAATCACGTTAGAGTAATTCGTAAAGTTTATAGTGAATCTGATCGTTGTGGCATTGCAACATTTCAACCTAAAGATGAGAAGAATCAGGATAGCACAGAACTTACTGGTGACATTAATTTCCGTCAAATTGGCAATTTTGGATCTGATTCTGATCCAAGAGCGTTCTCTTTTGATGGTGAATTTTGCGTTGGCAATCGTGGAATTGTAGAATTTATCGAGGCTTTGAAGCTCGATACTGCATTCCTTTATGATCTTTTGGGTGCTTCTCAAGAGCAGTGCATTAAGCCGAAGAAGTTTTCTCAGGTTTCAATTGATGAAGCTATTATAGCTCACACAAACGATCCTGAATTCCAAAAGCTTAGAAGCAATCAGTATATGGAAGCATTTCGGGATCGCACTACAAAGATTGATGTTCCTTATACTTTGAAGTGGTCTGAGGAACTACAAATTCTTGAGAAGGACTACGGTCCAGGCAAGGTGAAACAGCATATTGCTCCACATACATTGGAAATTGCTGCTTTATGGAGTGTATTGACCCGTCTTCAAGATGATAAAGATGGGAAAATTAGTCTGGTTGAAAAAGCAGAGCTTTATGATAACAGGCTTCTTCCTGGATGGACAGAAGATTCTGTTAAGGAAATGAAAGACAAGTATCCAGATGAAGGTATGAATGGCGGGGTTAGCGTTCGATATCTTCAGGATAAAATTTCAAATTGTTTGGCTAATAACCATGATTATGTAAACATGTTCATGGTGTTAAACGAACTTCGAGATGGTCTTGAGCACTCTTCTCTCTTGACTAATAGAGAGCAAGTCGGACGTTACATTACTTGTATTGACTTGTCTCTTAAAAAGCTAACTGACATTTTGAAGAATGAGGTTCAAAAGGCTTTGGTTGGAGACGAAGATGCGATTATTAGACTGTGTTCTAATTATATTGATAATGTTATGGCATTTATCAATAAGTCCAAGATTAAAGATCCAATCACAGGTCAAGACCGCAAGCCTGACGAAAGATTGATGAGACAGATCGAAGAGAAGATTCAAATTCCTGATACTGGATGTGAAGATTTTCGTCGGCAAATTGCAGCATTTATTGGTGACTTGGCTCATAAGGGCAAGTCGTTCCGTTGGGACAGCAATCCAAAACTTAGAAAAGCCTTAGAAATGAAGCTTTTCGAAGATGTCAAGGATACGATTAAATTAAGTGCCCTGAATGTCAGTGGTGCCACTGTTGTGGACAAGGACATTCAAGAAAAGATTGATGCGATTAAAACTCGTTTGATCAAACAGTATGGATATAACGAAAGAAGTGCAACGGATGTGTTAGATTTTGTGGGTGGAATTTTTGCTCGTGGCGATCTTGCAGAAGATGATTGATTTTTCCATTTATGAGAGGGGAAGCTTGTATGGCTCCCCTCTCAATCATATAATTTTAAAACACTGGAGATTGCGATGAAAAACTATTGGTTAAGCAAAACAAACAAGTTTGAAGATTTAGGTTCTGTCATTTCTGAAATAATCAAAGATTGTAAATATTTTAATGATATTTATTTTTCTTTGTCAGAGGATCAAATAGATTTATTGGAATCTATGCATATTTCTGGTGCTGATGGAAACCAGGATGGTCATGGATCGTTTGATCTTTCCTTCAGCAATGATGGAAAAGATACTTTTAAAGATCTTTTATTTGAAAGATTTATGGATAATTCTGAAAATAAACTTTATGATTGGTTTATGTGCGAAATGGAAGTATTACAATTTCATTGTAATACTGAAGAAAATTCTTTTAAATTTATTGTAAAGTTATAAAAGAGGTAAACATGCCAAGACGCATAGAAGAAGATCATAAAGATTTTAGAGATGTTGTTTCTGGTCGTATTCGAAGAGCTTTGAAAAAGTTTATAAAGAGTGGAAATATTATTAGAAAAAGGGGAAAGAACGGAAAGATTTCTTTCACTATTCCCAAAGTCGATATTCCTCACATTGTATATGGAAGTGGCAACGAGGGAGTTGGTCGTGGCGAAGGAAAAGATGGAGATGTAATTGGAAAAGATCCAGGCAAGGGTAAAGGTAAGGGTGCTGGTCAAGATGAGTCAGAAGGCATTGTAATAAATTTGGACTTGGAGGAAGTCCTTAAATTTATGCAAGATGAACTTCAACTTCCTAATTTAAAAAAGAAGCCTAACGAAGTTTATGATGAGGTCAAAATAAAATATAATAATATTTCTTTAATTGGTCCAGAATCTCTTAGACACAATCGCAGAACTCTAATGCAAACACTAAAGAGACAGGCATTAGAGGGAACTCTGGATAAGTTGAAGCATGTGCCTGGACTAAAAGATCCTGTGCGTGTTTTACAACCTATTAATGATGATAAGAGATATAGACAATATAATGAAATAAAAATTCCATCTAGCAATGCGTTAATCGTTTTTGCAAGAGATGGATCAGGATCAATGGACGATGCCAAGTGCGATATCGTTTCAGATATGTCGTGGTGGATTGATACATGGATTCGTAGATTCTATGATCGTGTAGATCGTCTTTATGTTTGGCATGATTCGATTGCAATGGAAGTTGACGAAGATAAATTTTATAAATATAGGTTTGGTGGAGGAACAACATGTTCTTCTGCACTTAAATTTATTTCAAAACAATTTGAAAATCGTTATCCTCCCGAAAAGTGGAATGTTTATGTGTTTTATTTTACAGATGGTGATAATTGGCATGATGACAATGAAGTTTTCATAAAAACTTTAGAGGAAGAATTTACTCCAGATGTTGTTAATTTTACTGGTATCACTCAAATTCTAGCTTATAGTTACCAAGACAGTGTTAAAGATAATGTTGATAGAGCCATTGTAGAAGGTCGGTTGGATTCTGAATGTGTTCGCACTGTTTCAATTGGACCCGATCAGCCCAATAGACATGGAATGTCGATTTTAAGTGAAGAAGATCGAAACAATCAAATTATGAATGCAATTAAGAAATTGCTTGGAAATCCTTCTAAAATTTCAAAAGAATCTGATTGAACGGTTGAACATTTTTCTATATAATTTTTTTTAAATTTAACTGAGGGAAAAAACATGGGATTTATGCATGGTGCTCCAATTCTTCTTGGTGATAATACTGTTCCTGGAGTTCAACTTTCAAAAGAGTTAAAAGATTTAATCCCTAAAATTCTTCAGGCATGTAGGGACTGGGGTTTGGATTTTTATCCTACTGTAGTTCAATTACTGACTTATGATGAAATTAGCGAAATTGCCTCTTATGGTGGCTTTCCTGTTAGGTTTCCACACTGGTCATTTGGTATGGAATATGAAGAATTACAGCGTGGATATGAATTTGGTATGCATAAAATATATGAAATGGTCGTGAATACCAATCCATGCTATATATACAATTTAAGTTCTAATACGTTGCTTGATCATTTGACTGTAGTTGCACACGCTACTGGACATAATGATTTTTTTAAGAATAATATTCACTTTAGTGCTACAGACACTAACATGATGAACAAAATGGCAAATCATGGAACACGTATTAGAAAATATATGGCCAGATGGGGCAAAGAAAGAGTAACTGAGTTTCTTGATTATGTGATGCGATTAGAGACTTTAATTGATGGGGCTGAAGCGTGGACTGATCGAATTATTAAAGAAAAAAATATTCGTGATGCAAGAGTCTACCATCAACCCAGAAGATTGACTGTTGATAAAAATCGTTTGTATATGGAGCCATTCCTAAATACAAACGATTTTAAAGAAAAACAAAATAATGAAATTATTGAAAAAGATGCTGCGGACGAAATTGGTGTTTTTAAAGAACCAACTAAAAATGTGCTTGCATTTTTGAGAGATAATGCCCCTCTCAAACCTTGGCAGGCTGACATTATTTCGATGTTGTATGAAGAGGCTATGTACTTTTTTCCACAAAGACAAACTAAAACTCTTAATGAGGGTTGGGCTTCAATGACTGATTCTGTGATTATGGCAGAACAGGGATTTGTTGCTTTGGGTCAAAAATCGCATGATTGCGGGATTGTTGAATACGCCAATCATAAGATGGGAGTTTTAGGTGGAAAATATTCAATGAATCCTTATAAACTTGGATATTATTTATTAAAAGATATTCGTGAAAGATGGGACAAGGGAAGATTTGGAACAGAATGGGACAATTGTTCTAACATTAAAACAAAGGAAAGCTGGGATACAGGTGCAAATCTTGGCAAAGAAAAGATTTTTGAAGTTCGAAAATATTATGATGATTTTACATTCATTCATGAATTTTTTACTGAAGATTTTTGTAGAGAACAGGAATATTTCCACTGGAAGCATTATCCAAATGGAGAATTTAAAATTGAAAACAGAGATTATAAAGAAATCAAACATCTTTTAATGAGACGGCATTTGAATGGAGGTCTTCCCGACATTCGAATTACTGAGCCTAATTATCGAGGACAAGGCTCGATGTTTCTTCAGCATTACTATGATGGTAGAAATATTTATGAGCCTTATATTGCAGATGTTTTGACTTCACTGAGAGCAATTTGGAATGAAGATGTTTTCTTGGCCACAAAAGATGAAGATGGTACTGAAAAAGTTTTTTGTTGCTATGGATTAAACAGCGATAGAGATGTTCAAGTTGTTACTCGTAAGGAGTTTGAGAGAGAATAATGTCTAAAAAGAAAAATTTTTCAGATAATTTTATAGAATTAACAAATCAAATTCATAATTATGATTTGAATTTTTTAAGTCGTGAAATTTATTTACACAGTCATTATTCTGGTCATGAGGAAGAAAATGGAATTGAATATCGAATGGCCACTCAATTTGTTAAAAATTTACACTTATTAGATCGAGATAATACCAAGCAAAACATATTGGTTCACTTACAGAGTCCGGGTGGAGATTGGTCTCATGGTATGGCAATGTTTGACGCTATAAAAGCAGCCATTTCTCCAGTCACGATATTGGCTTATGGCGAAGTGTCTTCAATGAGCAGTATATTGCTTCAATCGGCATGTAAAAGAATTATGATGCCATCCTGTGAATTTATGATTCATCGTGGGTTTCTTAGCTTGGAAGGTGTTACAACTACAGTTCAGTCTAATGCAGCGTGGAATAAAAAAATGGATATTAGAATGCTGCAAATATATGCGAACAGAGCTGTAAATGGTTCTTATTTTGTTCAAAAGAAAATGAATCATGAAGCGGTCATGAAATTTATTGATAAAAAAATTAGAAGATTGGGAGATTGGAATTTAAACGCAGAAGAGTCAGTTTATTATGGTTTTTCCGATGGTGTTTTTGGTCAAAATGATTTCGATAGTTTAGAAAAAATAAAAGAATGTTTTTAAATTTGATTGTTTGAGATAAAAATTTTTTATATAATTTAAATTGATTTGAAATCCAACTTTTTGAGGTTCGCTATATGAATAGTTTGAGCATTTCAGAGCGTGTTAAAATTGGGAAAAGTTGGGAAGACCGCATTCGTATTTATTTAAATAATAATGGATATAATTTACATGAAAGCACATTTTATGAAGACTGTCGTGAGAAAACTGATTGTTGGACAGTGGCGAAATCGGGTAAGCCTTTGCGATGTGCAATTAAAGTAAGATTAAACTCAAAAGAAGAGTTAGAATCTTCTAAAACAGATATTTTATCTTCTTTATTTGATCCTTTTTATGGTTTTGATAGTCCTGACAATATTGTAGGAAGAGACATGAAATATGAGTATTTTATGTATGTATCAGTTATTAAAGGTATGATTAGAGTGGTCAATGGGAAGACGGTGCATAAAATCAACAATGCGATGTGGAACGAATTTTTAGAATCAAATATTTTGACGAATATAAAGCCTTTTGGTTATGGTGCAAAACTAGTTTTGAGTTCTAAAATTTATAAAAAATGTCAGATTTGGCTTCATTATGATGCTAAATCTAGAAAGCCAAAACTTTTATCATTTATTGATCCTAAAGTTTTAATTGAAGGAAAAGAAATTAAATTTCATAAATTTATTGAGGAATAATAGAATGCCCGAGGAACAAAATTGGTTGTTGACTGATGAATTTATAGATTTTTCTAATAAAGTTAAAGATATTCTTGAAAAGAAAAAATCTAAACTTGCTGAATTAAAATCTTATTACGAAAAAGTTCAGTCAGAAATTAAAGATTTAGAAGATCAAGCTAAAAAATTAGAAGAAGATTTCCAAAGTTGGAAAAATTCTAAACAAGGTTCTTGAGATTTATTTAAGGAATTATTTACTATGAGTTTTAAATTAACGTCGGCTAAGGTTCTTGGTGATGGATTGACGGTTAGAATGCAGTTTGAGGCTGGAGTTTCAGTTGGACAACAGCCTTTAAATCGAATTAATGATTGTGGATTTTTTGATTATCTTCCTGGAAAAAATAGCGGATTATCTGTATCCGTTAATGGACAACAAGCAGAGGTAATCGGCGTTCAGGCAGAGGACTGGAATATGCCTTTGCCATGGGCAGATCCACCATATTCTGGAGGAAATTTCGTTGCTGGAAATTATTATTTTTTGATCGCAATTGCAGATCAAAACGGCAATGAAATATTTACTGGTCCTCCGATTTATGCTTATGGTGAACAAAGTGGTTTTTGTCTTGACAATAAAAATAAAGTATTGTTGAATTGGAGGGTTCCAGTTCAACCGGATCAATCTGTAAATATTTACGCATGCACATCAGTTCCAATTGTAAAAAATCTTGCTTTGGTTGCTAATGTTCCATTTGCGAATTTAAATAGCCCAACTAGTTATATTTTAGATAATGGAAGCTCAGATGTTACCAAGCCTTGGTCAAGCAAGTCGGTAACAGTAACAGTAACATGTTTGCTTGCAACATCAATTGTTTGCGGAAATCAGGTTTCAATTAATGCTCCTGCTAATATTGTTGTTGATGAAAATGGTTTAGGAACAGAACAAGTCGTAAATTATAATGCTGTTAATTTGTCTGTAGTAAATAATATTGGATTTTTAGCAACAGATAGGTTTACTTTCACACGTTCTGTTTATATTTCTTATTCTCATGGTGTTGATAGTCCAGATGCTGGAACTATGGATAAGCCTTTTAAAACTAAGAAATATGCCGATACTATTATTAAAAGCGATCAGAAAAATGTTCGTTTTGCTTGGCTTCGTGGATACGTTTGGCCAGCAGATCCATGGATTACTGCGCATTGGGGAACAGGAATTTCAACTCCAACTCTTTATGAAAGTTATTGGAATCCTGCTTATGGAAATGACCCTCATGCTCGTCCTGTATTGCAAGATTCATCAGATCCTGATTCATACAAAAATGGATTCACTTTATTTGGTCAAGGCGATACAACTTGTGGCGGCAGGGCTTTATATGGTGGTTGGCCTTATCAATATTTTAGAGGATTGGAATTTAGAAGAGATACAAGTTTAGTTGCCAATACTTATTGGGTTACTAACACTCCAAATGATTTTGTTGTGTTAAGCGATTGTATTTTTCAAAATTTCTGTTTAGTTGGAAGTTATGGAAGTGCTCAACATATTGCTCCTATTGGTTGTATGTTTCATAGAACTTTAGTTCACTCTTCTTTGAGTTCTCCAACTTTTCCTGCACACGTTCAAGGATTTTTTGCTGCTCATTGTGGAGATTGGTTGTTTAGTCAATCTCAATTTGTTAAAAATGGATGGAAAGATTTAAAAGATCCACAATATAATGATATATTTAATCATAATGTTTATCTTTCTGCTATGTCTAGGCAGGTTGTGGCTCATGGATGTTATTTCTTTGATGGCGGTTTGAGTGGAATGCAAATGAGAGGTGGTGGTGTTGCTGCATATAATGTATTTGCAGGAAACCCATCTAATTATAATTCTGATGACACTCACATGTGTTATAAGAACTTATTCTTTAATGTGGGTCTTTATAATCATATTGTGTCACCAGGACCAAGTTATGGATATGTTGGAATTCACGACTTTAATTTCACTATTGGTAACTCTGGAATAGATCAAACCAGGAAGCAAGTTGCTAATTTTGATGGAATTTATGCTTTCCTTCATGATAGTGGTGGTCCTAATTATCCTGCTTATATTGCTGTTCGTCACGAAACAACAATTGATGCTGGTGGAATTGGTATGAATAATCATTCACCAACCAAAAAAGCAATTATTGATCATAATCTAGTTATTAATAGGATTGCGACTGGAGTTGATTATAAGAATAATCCTCTTATGTCGGCTGCCATTATAGAAAATCCAGTCCCTGTTAATAAATTGTCATGGAATTATAATGCATATCAGAAAAATAATTGTAAGACAAGTTTTAAATTTGGAAATCAATATTCTGCCGATATAAATCCATGGCAATCTATTGGATTAGACGTTAATTCTGTTGTTCTAACTGCTGATCCAACCTTTGCTTCAAAAAATCTTCCTGATGTAAACTATGTCATGGGTTTATTTAATTATTTTAAGAGTAGGGCTGTGGGAAGTTGGTCTGGAATGTATAATGCGTATTATACATATAATGATTATGTGGCTCAGTACACACCTACAAACATTCCAGCAATTGACAAAAATCCTGGTGGATATTATGGTGCAAAAGACTACCGATGAAAAAGTTAAAGAATTGATGTTCAAATTCGGACCTCTTCATGAGGTCCGATATCAAATTGAAGATCAATTAAAAAAAATACCTCTTGAAACTGGAGATATTCTTTACCGATCTAGCAATGCAATTGGTCCTTTAGGACTTCCTTTTAGCCGATTGGTTTCTTTGCTATCTAAAGGAAAATATTCTCATTCCGCAATTGCATTTATAAAAGAAGATTCTCAATTTGTATTAGAAATAAATGATCAAGGAACTGTTCTTTATAGATTGGTTGATTGGTTGGATACTTCTTATGGGGATGATTTTTCAATTTATAGATTGAAAAATATTGATCAAGATTTAAGAGATAAAATTTCACAACAAATTCAAAATGTTCTGGATTTAGATCCAGACTATGATTTTACGTTTTCTGATCCTAATAAATTTTATTGTACAGAATGTGTTGCTACAATTTATAAAAACGTTGGATATCCTTTGGTAGATCCTGAATATATTAAGGATATTGTTTCTTCGCCAATTTATTTAATTTTAAAAATTGGTAATTGGTTCATGAAATTATTTTCCAACGAAGCATCGCTGCCTTTTGATCAAAAATTGTATTATGTTGGAAATGAAAATCGTGGAATGATGAGTTCTGAAAAAACAATGCTTGTTTATTATTATAAAAAATCATCCAATTAAAGCCTTTATTGATTATGGCGTCACTGACATTAAAGCGATCAATAGCCTTGACAATCTTCAACCCATGATGTATAACGAGAACATCTCAAAAGGCGGCAAATACGATCCAACTCAATTTGAGAGTTGGCTCATTTCAAAAAATATCACACCGAGGAGAGTCAGATGACTCAGATTATTTTGAAAGGAGGCCAGTCGCAAGTGAAGATTGTCGGTTTTGAACATCTTCACTTGCACTAGCTATACCGATATGTCTTTATTAGATGGTTTTGGAACTGTAGAAGAATATTCACAACGTGCTCCTAAAATTAATCAAAAATTTTTGACAATAAGCGATCACGGCATGATGAGTGCCGTTCCACGTCAAATTAAAGCGTGCGATAAAATAAACGATAAAATGGGGAAAGATACTCTTTCTCCTATTTTTGCAGTCGAGTTATATGTAAACAATCTCCAGCCAGAATCTACTGGATTGGATTATATGCAAAAGTACATGGATGATTTAAATGAGGATGAAAAGAAGGAATGCAGATCAAGTCCTCACTTGTTGGCAATTGCATATAATGAAGTTGGATATAAAAATTTGGTCAGATTGTCTTCTTGGGCATGGGTTAAAGGATTTTATCGTCGCCCAAGAGTTAATTATGATCAGCTTTTAAAACATAAAGAAGGGTTGTTTTTTACATCGTGTTGCTACAACAGCGAAGTTGGAAGAGCGTTTGATCAACACGGAGAAGATGCAGCGTTTGATGTAATAGAGCGTTATGTTGACATGTTTGGAAAAGATCATTATTTCTTAGAAATGATGCTTCTTGATTTTCACAAGCAAAAACCATATGACGCATTTATTGTTAAAGCTCACGAAAAATATGGATTAAAAATTATAATTTCAAACGACTGTCATTATTGCAATCAGGAGGATAGTCATTTTCAAAGATTAATGCTTATGGTTCAAACCAATAGAACAATAATGGACATTAAGAATGCGATGGCTCAAGATCAGATGCAAGATTTTTTTGAATTACAGGATGCGAATCTTTGGATGAAATCCGAAGAAGAAATAAATGAAAAGTGGTTAAAGGATTATTCTGATGTAATTCCTTATGAATTATTTTGTCAAGCGAAGATGAATACAGTTGAAATATGTAATAAGGCTAAAGGTGTAAAATTAGACAGGTCGTTAAAACTTCCAGAAATTCCAGATGCCGATGAAATTCTTAAAGAAGAAATAATTAAAGGCATTAAAATGCGTGGATTATCGCAAACTAGAGAATATATTGAGCGAATTAAAGAAGAGTACAGTCTTATTACCCGAAAAGGATTTTCTAGTTATTTTTTGATTCAAAAAATGATGACTGATGAAGCTCGTCGCATATGTAAAGAAATTCTTGGTTATGGAGATGGATCTCAGGCAGTTGGTCCAGGAAGAGGAAGTGGTGCAGGATCATTGACTCTTTATCTTTTGGGTGTAACTAATGTGGACCCAATTTATGAAGATCTTTTGTTTAGTAGATTTATGAGTGAAGCTCGTGGTGGTAGGTCTTTAATTCTTGAATTTAAAGACGCAATTCCTGCGTGATTTTTATAAAAAAAGACCACATAATTTATGTGGTCTTTTTTATTTTAATTATTTTCCATGGAATGCAGGATGGTTTTTCATAGCATTCATTAATTTTTGGTGAGGAGAAATCTTTTGTGAAGAAGGATGATCATGATCTAGGTCTATATCATGATCATCGTGGTCCATGTCGTCATGTCCCATGTCATCGTGATCATCATGATCCATGTCGTCATGGTCTTCATCATCGTGGCCCATGTCGTCATGGTCTTCATCATCATGATCATCATGATCCATGTCGTCATGTCCCATGTCATCGTGATCATCATGATCCATATCATCGTGTCCCATATCATCGTGATCGTCATGATCCATGTCTTCATGGTCTTCATCATGATCCATATCATCGTGTCCCATGCTTGGAGATGGTAAAGATTTTGGAGATTTGTTCATTTCTTTGTCGTCTTCCCCACCAATTGGTGGTCCTACCATTTCATGGATTAATTTTGAAAATTTGTGGCTGTATGATTCATTTTGCATAAGTTCTGTCAAATTTTCAAATGTTTCTGGGTGATTCATCATTTCTTTCATTAGTTTTCCGAAAAGTCTATTTCTTTTCATTTCACGAACTAAATCAGAAATATATTTTTTGTTTCGATTGCAAATTGAAACTGTTTTTTGAATAGAATCATGTGGAGTATCTTCAAAGTCTTCTACACCTTTCAAATTTTCCTCACGAATTTTTTTTGTAAATTCTGCTAAAGATAAACTCTTAGTTCTATCTACCCATTCTTGTGTTTTTGTTTTAGGCCAGTCAGCAACCTTTTTTCCCCCAGGAACTCCTTGTTCGCTTTTACTCACGTTGCCAGTTCCTCCGTATAGGGCATCGCTTGGCTCATATTTTAATTTTTTATCACCCTTTGTTGCAAATCCATCACTCAATTTGCCTTTGTTTGGGTCTTTTGCGTCTTGTCCTGATTTATATGGATTTTGCTTTCCTTTTTGGCCTTTGCCGCCAGCATTTTTATGCATATCTTCATTGTCTGGGGAAGATACCACTTTGCCTTTATATTCTGGAACCTTTTCTACTGGAACTTTTTTCTTTCGTTCTAGATATTCTTGAAATTTGATATATGACATAAAATTATCTCCATTTTTATTATTTAGTTGCCTTTTTGTTTTTTTATAATTATTTTATATATGTTTTAAAATCCAATAACTATTGTACTTTTATGAAAATTTCAGCATTTACTCCAACACATAATCCTAAATTTATTAATCGTTTGTATTCTTCTTTTTTAGAGCAAACTTATAAAAATTGGGAATGGATTATTGTTCCAAATAATGGAGTGATGATTGAACCAATTCCCGATGAAAGAATTAAAATTTGTCCTTGTGATAAATCTAAAAATATTGGGTTTTTAAAAAACTATGCAGCGAACATGGCAACTGGCGATATTTTAATAGAAGTAGATCATGATGATGAATTGTTTCCAGAAGCGTTTGAGGAGTGTTTTAATGCTTTTCAAGATCCTTTGATTGATTTTGTGTATTCTAATTGCTGTAGTGTTGAGGAAAATTATAAGCCAAGAATTTTTGATTCTGAATATGGTTGGTTGTTTAGACCTTGTAAATATAAAAGTTATGATTTAAAAGAGATGCTTTCTTTTTCTCCAAGTCCAGCTTCAATTAGTAAAATATGGTATGCCCCCAATCATTTTCGTGCTTGGAAATCTAGTTTTTATAAAAAAATTGGTGGTCACGACATTGAAATGGACATCCTGGATGATCAGGATATTTTATGTAGGACTTATATTAATGGAGCAATGAAACATATAGATAAACCTCTTTATTTGTATCATATTCATGCTGAAAATACGTGTTATGGCGAAAAGAATTTAAAAATTCAAGAAATGACTTTGGATATTCATGATAAGTATATTTATTCTTTGGTGGAAAAATGGTGTGATATTAATGGTCTGAGAAAAGTGGATATTTGTAGTGATGAAAATAAAACAAACGGATATGAATTTTTTGATATTACAAAAGGTTTTAATGAAAAATGGCCATTTGAAGATGGAACAATTGGTTTGTTTCGTGCTCATGATGCTTTGCAATATTTAAAGCCTATTCACACAATGACAGAGGTTTATAGGTGTTTGGCTCCAAATGGTTGGTTTTTAACACAAACTCCATCAACTGACGGTCGTGGGGCTTTTCAAGATCCTAGAAATATTTCTTTTTGGAATAGTAATAGTTTTTGGTACTACGCCTATGCAGATCAGGCAAAGAGTATAGGAACTCCTGTAAAATTTCAGTTGAATAGAATAAAAAATTTCTTTCCTACTGATTGGCACAAATGTCATAACATTGTTTATACAAAGGCCGATTTGTTAAAATTTTCCGGTCGCACTCCTGGCGGCTTTCAAATTTGATTGTAAATAAAAAATTATAGTTTTATCTTTATTTTTAGGTTTTTTTGTTTATAATCATCTCGTTCAATCTACATTGTTTTCGGAGCTTGAAATGTCTAAAGAGGATGACTTTTTTAAAAAGCATTTAATTTCAGATGCTGTGTTTATGAGAGAGCTAGCGGCATTGCCATCTTATGGCGAACAAATAAAAGAAAATGAAAATTATTTAGAGGATTCAGAAAAAGAGGAAGATTTAATGGGCGGATATTCTCAGTGGGCCACATCGGATGGAAAAAGATTTATACCTTCTGGAAAAAGCGTAAAGAAGATAACTCCTGGTGCTTATGATATTAGAGTTAGCAATACAACTGGTATTTATTTTGAGCAAATTCCTGTTTTAGATACTGGATTGATAAGATTTCCAGAAACAAATTCTGAAAAAGTCGTTACAGAAATTCAAAAGTTTTGGAAGAAAGAGAAAATCTTTCGCCAATATAATTTGGTGTATAAAAGAGGAATTATTCTTTGGGGTCCACCGGGATCTGGCAAAAGTTGCACGATCCAATTGATTATGCGAGATGTGGTGGATCGTGGCGGGATTGTTATCAAATTTACTGTGCCGAGTTTGTTTATTGAAGGCGTTCGTAAATTTAGAGAAATTCAGCCAATTACTCCAATTGTTGTTTTAATGGAAGATATTGATAGCATATTGGAGAATTATTCCGAGAGTGAAGTTCTTAATATTTTGGATGGAATTAATCAAATTGAAAAAGTTGTTTTCTTGGCAACAACCAATTACCCAGAAAAACTAGGACCAAGAATTATTAATCGTCCTAGTCGTTTTGATAAGAGATTTAAAATTGGATATCCCAATGAAGAAAGTCGTCGCATTTATCTTGAACATCTTATTGGAAAAGATAACATTGATTCTTTGAATATTGACTTGCAAAAATGGGTTGTTGATACTCATGAATTTAGCTTGGCTCATTTGAAGGAGCTTTTTACCGCTGTTGTCATCTTGGGAGATAATTACGAGGATTCTCTAGAGTGTTTGAATCTTATGAAAGAAGAAGCTCCAGATTCTTTCCAAGATGTTGATCGTAAGGATTTTGGATTTTCTTCTCGAACCCAAACAAAAAAGAGACGATGATGAGCAATCAGGTTCTTATTTCTACAGAATACATATTAGTCATTGATACTAATTCTTTTTCTGAGAGATTTGCAAAAGAATTGTGTGCTTACTGCACAGGATTTATTGATGAATCTGATAAAGGGGAGAAATTTGCTGATCTTTTTTACTTAGATCAGGGAATAGCAGACGATGAATTCCCCAAAGGTCAAGTTTCTGAGCAAAAAAATCCTTTTTATGGTTTTATTGCTCAGAGAATTGATGAAAATCAAGATTACTCTCCTTGTTGTGTTTGGTTAAATAAAAAATATGGTTACAATGCTCGTGGAGAATATGCATTTTTGACTGAAGAAAATTATAATGATTATAATTTTCCTGCTCCTTTGAGTGTTGGTATATTTTTTGATGTAGAGCCAGAAGATTGGCACATCGAAACAATAAAAGAAAGGTCCGTTAAATTTTTTGATCAAATATGGTCAAAAATTTGCCCAGACAAAAAAACGATTGAAGTTGAAGGATTTCGTTTAATTGTTCATACAAAATATGGACACGAAATAGATCTTTGAGGTTTTTGCTATGGACATTTTTGATATTTGCCAGAAAAAATTGGTTGATTTAAATCTAGACAAAGATGTTAGGTATCAAAAAAGGCTTAAATGGGAAAAAGAAGAAATAATTGCCAAAAACAAGGTTGGTTATTTTGCAGATTTATATCAAAAGGGATTAAAAGTTGCTTATAATGAGAACAATTTAATTGTTTGTTGGCTTTTGGGAATTGCTCCTGATTATTCTATAGAAAAAGAGCCTAATTCTAGATTTGATGGAGATTTGCCAGACGTTGATGTGGATTATATTGCAGACATTAGAGATATTTTGAAAAATGTTTGGGCTCCTCAAACATTTGGAGAGGATTATGTTTGTAATATTAGCAATTATACAACATTTGGTTTGAAATCTGCTTTGATTGATATGGCTCGTGTTCATGATTTAAGCCGTGATGAAGTTTTGGCTTTAACAAAAAATGTTGATAATAAAGATGAAGATGGAAATGCTATGACTTGGGATGCTGCTATGAAGCAGTATCCTGAACTGAATAAATATTGTGAAGAACATCCAGATGTTGCAGTTGCCGCTAAAAAATTATTGAATCGTAATCGTGGCATGGGGCTACATGCTGGTGGTTTAATCATATCTAAAATGCCCATACACGATCTTGTTCCTTTAGTTAAAAGAAAAGACAGTCCACAAGCAAGTGCTTGGGTGGAAGGATTACACGGACAAGACTTGCAACCCGTGGGTTTGATTAAATTTGACTTGTTGGTTATTTCCAACCTTTTGCAAATTGCAAGATGTTGTGAATTAATCAAAAAGCGTCATGGAATTGATGGAATTTGCAATAGACCTGGAGGCTCTGATTGGACTGATGTTGCAAAGTGGAGAAATGATCCTGATTCTTTAAAAATGGCCAACAGTGGAGATTTAAAGTGTATATTCCAATTTGATTCTGAAGGAATTCGTAATTTAGTTAGGGCTGGTGGTGTTGATAGATTTGAGGATTTAGTTGTTTATGCCAGTTTGTTTCGTCCTGGTCCTTTGAATTGTCGCATGCATGAGCGATATATCGAAAGAAAGCGTGGTCGTGAGAAATTTGATTTACATCCTTTGATTCGACCGATTCTTGAAAAAACTTATGGAGTTATGGTTTTTCAAGAACAAATTATGCAAATTTTAAATGTTGTTGGTGAAATTCCTCTTCGGGACTGTGAAATTGTACGTAAGGCAATTTCAAAGAAGAAAATTGATATGATTGCCAAATATAAAGAAATGTTTTTGTGCAACGGAAGAAAAAATTTAGGATGTACCGATAAAGAAATTAATGATTTTTATAATCAAGTTGAATCATTTAGTGAATACGGCTTTAATAAATCCCATGCGGTTAGCTACACATATATTTCAATGCGGCTTCTGTATTTGAAAGCTCATTATCGTCATGAATTTTATAATTCTATTTTAAGCTGTGAGACTTTAAGCGACAAAATTAAAGAATATAAAATGGAGGCGAAAATTCATGGTGTTGGCATAAAATCTCTTGATGTAAATAAAGCTTCTGATAACTTTGAACTTATCGGAGACGATATTTATTTTGGATTCAGCAAGATAAAGGGAATTGGAGAAGAAGTTGCTAAAAAAATTGTAGCCTCTCAGCCATATTCTTCATTTGAGGAATTTTTGTACAAATTTGGCACTGAAGCCAACGTTTTAAAGCCTTTGTTGGGACTTCGTTGTTTTAAAGATGCTGATCCTGTTACGCTTTGGAAATTTTCCGAACATTATAAAAATTGTTTTAAAAAGATAGAATCATCTCATGCTCGTTACCATGCTTCCCTGGAAAGATATGAGCAAGAATTTAAAGAATTAGCACTAACAGAAAGCTGCACGTTAGCTGATTTAGAGTCGGATGTTGAAAATCCATTCGACTCCGAAGAGTGGAAATCTAAATATGACATTGATCAAGAAATAGACGCATCAAAAAATGTTGTTTGCAGCAAAGACGATGAAGGTGCGATTGAACGGATTGAAATTGAAGAAATTGAAGTTGAAGATACAGGATTGTATGTTCAACAAGAAACTATAGTATTTTATCGTTCTAAAAATGTGAAAAAGACTTGGAATGCTTGGAAAGAGTTGCGAAAACTTTGGCAAAAAAGAAAGAAAACTATCAAAAAATACCAAAACTTTGATAGGTCAATTCTTCCAAAATTTTCTGAATTTAATCCTCACGAATATGATATTGATCCGAAATTGGTCAAAGAATTTTCTGATCCTGTTGGGTGTGAGGAAAAATATTATGGATTTGCGTGGATTCATGAATTGGAATTAAGCCCTGATTATCATGGCAATTTGACGTTTGATGCTTTAAATAGTGATCTATCGGGGTCTACATCTCCAGTTGAAATCAAAATAAAAGATGGAAAAAGATGCGAAAGCAAGAATGGCAATGCTTATTGGAAGATTGTTGCTGAGGATGTTACAGGTCAGCAAGCGACAATAAACATTTGGCCAGATGACTGGGAGTGGTGGTCAAAAGAGTTTGGTTGGGATGAAAAAACAAATAAATTTGTTCCAGGTAACTTACTTAGAGTAAGACTTCAGCCTCCATCGGGCGGTTTTAAGACTTTCCTTTTGGAAAGCAATCAAGCTGGAAAGTGGAGAGGTCAGAAGAAATATCGTCATAAACATGAGGATATTAGAGTTTATGTGCTTGCTCCTGGTAAAAAACAAAAGGAAAAAGCGTTATCTGACGATGAAGTTTTGGAATATTTTTCTAATTGCGTCATGGAGTGAATATGAGTGAACTTATAATTAATGAATCTAATTTTTCTGAGTATTTTCGTGATTGTCGTGTATCTCGCCCAGAACGTGATGATATTATTGCGTGCTATACGGCAAGTGCAGAATTTGTAGAAGGAAACATGAAGCGTGATGTTATTGATTTATTGGTGAATCATGACAAAGCACTTGCTGCTATACAGGTAATGAGAAAATTAGGTGGGGCAACACAGGTTGATGCGATAAAAATTTGTAAAGAAATTTGCAAAGATTTGATTTTTGGTATGAATTTAGAAGAAGTAGAAAAGAAACCGTATAAATATAATGTCGAGTTTTTTTATTACACAAAAAAGGAATTTGTGCCAATAGATGATCACCATTGGTCAATTATTGGAATTATGAATCTAGATGAATTTTTAGATAAATCAAATCAAAGGCTCAAAATTCATTCTAGAGTAATTGGGAAGGAGCCAGAAAAAGAGGGTTAATGTCGCATAAATTCGGAGACGTTTTGTATGTTAGCAGCCCATATCGTCCCGAGCCTGGAAGTTTTTGTAAACCGAATGGAATTCGAGATGATAAATATAGAGCAGGAGAATGGTATTATTGTCGTGAATTATTTCATAGACAATTGCGTAATTTAAATTTATTTTTCTTTTCGCATGACTCTGAAAAAGGCTGTTGTATTGCAGCTTTTATGCAAAGGGTTGAAGATCTTTTAGATGTGCAACCGAGATCGGATTTTGGTCCAACACAAAGAAAAACAATTATGTGGGTTGAACCATCCCGTTGGTGGACTGCAAAAGCCATGAGACGATCTCTTTTTACAATTTTGCTGAGAGCAGGGTCTGAATATTCTCCAGAAAAAGATAATTTTGATGAAGCTTTATTTAGTGATCCCTACACAATGTCAACAAAATATGCGGTAAATAGATTTTTAGATGGAAATACCATTTATATTGGTAAAAAATATGGATGGTATAAACAATTTTATGAAAATAGGCCAACCAAGGAAGAAATTGACTCTTTGTTGGTTCCTCCTTATTAAATAATGTAATAAGTATAATATATAAATTATTGATCTAGTCAGAGAGGATAAAATATGGGCGACATGATGGACGATATTAACAAGTATGCAAAAATTTGGGATAGTGCTTTAGAAAAGGGAATTTTTAAAGACGCTCCTAAAAAAGTAAAAAATTCTGAAGATTCTTTTTTTGGTTCTGATTTTTTTGGACAAAATCTTTCGTCAGAATATGATATGGACGAACCTTTAAATGAGTCTCAGACTGATTATTGGTCAGAAGTTGCACGCATGGCTGGCAATTCTTATCACTACTCTAAATTTTTAAATGAATCAAAAAAAGATGTAAAAAATGAATCAAAAAAAGATGTAAAAAATGAATCAAAAAAAGATATAAAAAAGGTTGCTGACAAAATTGGCAATGCTCATAATCCTGTTTATCCTAACACATATGGAAAAGATCAAAACGTTGATCCTACACAGAATTGGGCAGTTGGCGGCAAAGAACATTTTCAATTAGAAGAATTAAAGGTTGGATTGGAGAAGTTAGAAAGTAAGCTTAATTCTATGGACACAAAAGGAAGTTCGACCAAGGATGTCCAATCAAAAATTGATAATATTAAAAAAGAAATTGATAAATTGAGTGATTCTTTGAGCGGAAACAGGTGGACTAAGGACGGTTGACAGTTTATAATCCATATAATTCTGTTAAGGAGCAATTCTCAATGTCCACGAATCCTTGGAAAGCACCGAACGAAGTCACTGAAATTCTGAATTATGTTAAGGAAAAGCACCATTCTAAAAGGCTTGCCAACGCATCAATAGTGTGTTGTTTTGATGAGAGCAAGCCTTTTATCAATAATAAGTTGAATCTAGGTAAAGTTAGCAAATTTAGTGCTTTGGCTAAATTATGGCATCGTGAAAAACACGATTTTTGTATTTCCATTCCTATGGATCTCTGGCACTCAATTTTAAAAGGCGATGAAAGAGAAGCCTTTTTGGATTTGCAGTTAACACGATGTTCTGCGGAATATATGCCAGAAGTGGTTGAAGAGAATGGCAAAAAAAAGAAAATTAAAGATGAATGGGGCCGCACTCAATACACACAAGAATTCAAAACAGATGATGATGGCAATGTTAAGTGGAAAGTGGCACCTTTAGATCTTGAGGTTTTTGCAGAAAATGTTCGTAGATATGGATTGTGGAGCGACAGTTTAATGGAATTGAAAGATGCCATTGCCGCTTCACAGGCTGGAGATGCTGATGAATCGTAAAAATGCAATTGAAATTTTAATTTTAGGATTATGGCTAATCATAGCATTAATCCTTTTTGTTTATTACAATAAATCAAATAAGTTTATTCCTCCGCTTCCTGACGCTTTTAATGTTCCTTCTATTTCAGATTCTAGCAAAGGAAAGAAATTTGATTTAAAAAGAGTAATTGTTTTACGTGGCGACACATTTGATTTAACGTTGAACGATAAAGATGATACTCGAATTTTGGGCAAATTAGCTGTTGTGGCTACAGATGAAGCCAAAAAAAAGGTCTATGATTTGTTAAATCATAGTACAAATCCAAAAGTTCTTCTGTATGAAAAACAGTCGGACGGAAGGTGGATTGTTGATTTAACAATTCAAAATCAAAAAGAAGAAATTAATTTGCTCAAATGGTTAAATTCCAACAATTTGGTGTATAAATGAGCAAGATTGCTGAAAAAAGAAAAAACGAAGAAGAGGTTGAAAGCAGTTCTGATTTGTCAGAATCTGTTTTGAAGTTGGTTAAATCTGCAAAAAGAGTGGCTATATTTAGCCATGCTTATTTGGACCCGGATGCGATTGCTTCAATTGTTGGTATGGAATGGCTTTGTAAAAAATTAAACCCATCTGTGGAAACAATGGGTTTTTTTGATGGAGTTATTTCCCATCCTCAAAATATAGCAATGGTCAATCTTTTAGATCCGAACATAAGATCAATTTCGGAATATAATTCTAAAGATTGGGATTTAAGAATTTTGGTTGACACGGTTCCCGCAAACGCTGGAGTCTGCAAACAAGAAATAAATTTTGATTTGGTTATAGATCACCACAAAGAGGTTCCAAATGGTGGTTTTTCTGGATTATTCATTAATTTAAAAGCAGGAAGTTGTTGTGCAACTGTATATCATCTTATAAAAAACTTTAGATTAGAACTTAACGATGATGTTGACAATGATATAAAAATGGCAACTGCCATGTTGGTTGGAATTAGTACAGATACAGAATCTTTGATGTCTGATGATACATCCAATTATGAATTTGAAGCGTGGTCTGAATTATTTGATTATAGAAATTCAGTTGTTTTGAAGAAAATAGTGCATTTTGAAAGACCGAAATTTTGGATTGAGCATAAAGCTTCTGCTGTGGAAAAAGCAATTGTTCAAGAAGGTGTTGGCATCGTAGGATTGGGAGTGATTCCATCTAAACATAGAGATATGATTGCAGATATGGTTGATGGAATGGTTTCATGGGAAGATATAAATACAGCGGTTGCTTTTGCGATTGTTGATGGTGACAGGATTGAAGGTTGTGTAAGAAGCAGAAACGCTTCTGTTATGGTTCCTCAGCTTTGTAAAGAATTAGCAACAAAACATGGAAGTGGTGGTGGAAAATTAGGAAAAGGTGCCTATTCTTACAGTTTAGGTGGTGCCGCATTTGATGAGGAAGAAGATGATGCGACTAGATGTGAAATTTGGAAAGTTTTAAATGCAAAAGAAACAAAGAGAATTTTGCGAGTAATTAGAACGTAATTAACTATGATATTTTATGGAAAATAATTTTATTATTCGTTGTGCAAAATGTCGATGGGCCAGAATGTCTACAGGTATTTCTGAAGATCTTAAAGATCTTGTGGAAATTCAAACTTGTTCAAATTGTGGTAAACCGAGGACTTTTAAATGTCCCAAATGTGGACAAATAGCGAAGCAGATTAGAGTAAAAAATAATAGTAGCAGTCAATCGTCATGAAATTTATTAAGGTATATCGCAGAAATCCTGGAGATGGAAGGATAGTTCCAAAAGAACAATCTTTTAATCAAATTAAATTTTATAAGCATAAGTTTAACAATAGGGAATGTCCTCAAGATAAGAGGAAAATATTAATTATCACTTGTTTTAGTGAGTTTGGATGTGAATCATTAGCAATAATGTATTGTATTCCTAAAATTATTCAAAAAAATCCAGGAGCATATGTTATCTGTGTTGGGTGGTATGGAAGAGAATATTTATATCGTCATTTAGTAGACGAATATTGGGAAATGGAAGAGCAATTTCAATGGTTGCGTGAATATTCTCAAGCGTTTCACAATACTTCTAAAAATTTATTTAGCCTTGAAGAATCTCTACAAGATTATGGTCAAGTTTATAGAGGTTTGCTTATGGGTCATATTTGTCTTGGAAACACATGTTTTGATTGTGGGCATTTTTGGGGCAATGAAGATGAAAATGCAAAATGTGAAAAGTGTAATTCTAGCAATATAGATCGCTCTCTTTTGGCAAATATACCTTATCATAAAAAGTTTGCTGTGCAAATTCCACGTCCTAGCATTAAAATGCAAACAATTGCAAAAAAATATTTGGGCACGAATCCAGTTGGAATTTTTGCTCGTGGTCGTGTTTGTTATGGGCGAAATTTAACGTCAGAATTTTATATAAAACTTATTGAAAATCTTAGAGAAAAAGGATACACCCCAATTTGGTTGGGCGAAAAACAAAGTGTTTTACCTTGTCCTGTGGATGATGTTATAGATTTTAGCCGTTTGCCAGAAGCAAGGAATTTAGAGCTTACATTGGCAATTATTTGCCAATTAAGATTTACCGTTCAATTCTGGACTGCAAGCACACGTCTTTCTTCTATGATGGGAGTTCCTTGGATTCTTTTTGAATCTCCAGATCAAATTGTTGGCATGGGACAAGAGGGAAAAAGAATCGCACTAACAACGGATAACAATAAAAGAAAATTGGTATTATCTCAGTATCGAGCAGTTATGGAAAATGAAAATTTAGCTATTGATTTGGTAAATCGTGCGATTAAAGAAATGAATGAAGATAATTGGGAAGATATCATTGGTTTGGTAGATTCCCCAGATTTTATAAAATCAATGCTTTTAAGACAAAATTGTTGGAAATGAACTATTTTAATATAGTTCTATTTTAAAAGGTTGGTAAAAGTGGATTCTGTTGTAGATTTTTTAAAACGATCTTCTGAGCGTAATGGTTTTGTTCGTGAGCGTTTTGAAGAGCGTAAGATTCCAACTGATTATAGTAATTTAATTATTTTGCCATTTTTTGGAGATGTGAGAAGCATGGTTGTATTGTCTTCTCTGCTTCTTCAAAGATATCGTCAAGAAGTTAAAAATTCTAAATATTTTATTTTGGCATCTTGGCCAGGATATCAGGGAATTTTTCCTTATGTTGATGAATATTGGTCTATAACAGATGAAGCACATTATAGAAGTTTTTATGAGAAGGCAGAAGGCTTTAGAAACCAATCTAATTTAACAACTATTTATAAAAGAAATTTAAATGAATTCTTTAGAGATGTAATAGATTACAATCAAATTGTTCCATTCTATCAAAATGGTTTGACAAATAAATTTTTTGAAGAATTTAATACAACTAAAAGATTTTTACCATTTGTTCCATCATCTATGGTTTTAGGAAAAGATTTTAATCGTGATCTTTCTACAAAACCTGGATATAAAATTTTCTTACATCCGTCTATTTTTATAAAACAATGGAATGTTGGAAAAAGCCAGAATGTTAGGGCAAAAAAAGAATTTTGGGTCGAATTGGTTGAAAAACTTATTGCGAATAATTATAGCCCTGTCATTTGGCAGAATTATTTATCATATGATATTTCTCAAGAATTCGCTGGAAGATGTGTGTTTTTACAAGAGAATGATATAACTCGTGTTTTGGCAGCAATGCGTGCAACAGGATGCGTTTTAGATGCATTCAACGGTTTGTCAAGATTGGCTATATTAGCTAGATGTCCTTTTTTGGCTGTTGATGAACGATCTAGATATTTTAATCTTAAAGAATATGAAATAGATGATATATGTGGTAATAGAATACCAAAAAATTATATTTTTTCATTTTCTACTATAATATCTGATGGAAATGCATACAATTGGGGTCAAGATATTTTTCAATCCATATTAAAAAAATTAGATAAATTTTTACCGGAATTGAATAGAGAAGAATGGCCTTCAACGGGTGAATCTACCGAGGTTACACCTTATAAAATTTTTGTTCGAAAGAATAAAAAAAAGAAATTTGGCACTAGATTTTTAAAAATCACTAGAGATTAAGGATTAAAAAGAAATGGCTTGTAGAGTTGAATCAAGAGAAGTTTCCGCTAATGCTAGTTGGCAGGAAAAAGAGGCTGCTTTTAGAAAGATGTTTATTCAATTTAAAAGAAGTGTTGCTGATGCGGGTATTCTGCATGAATATAAAAAGCACGAATATTATGAGAGTCCTGGTCAAAAGAGGCGACGTAAAAGAAAAGAATCAGAAAATCAAAGATTAAAAAATAAATTGAGAGAAAGTTTTCCCGAAAGAAGCGGTAAAAAAGATTCTTCAAATAAAGGTGATAAATGAGTAATAAAAAAGCTGCAAATATTATGAGTTTGTCAATTGATCTTGAAGTTCAAGAAAGATTGAAGACTGTTGCAAAAAAAAGAAATATTAGTGTTTCTAGATTGATCAGAGATATGGTAGAAAAGAACCTATCTGGAACTGATGAAAATGTAGACACAGTTATTTTAAGAATTCCAAGTGACACTAAAGATACCGAACAAAAGTTAAGAGATTGGCTTTCTGTTCGAGTAGAAGGCATTGTAAAAGCTTTAATTAAGAAAAATGAAAAATAATAATATGTCTATAGTGCCTGTGAATTTAATTCCACAGGCACTTAATGTTCCTTTTGATAATTTGATTTCTATTTTTCGTACTATTACGGGAATGGAAAAAATATGCACAGACCAAAATGGAATTGGATTGTCTGCCGTTCAAGTTGGAATTCCTTTGAAGCTTTTTATTGTTCAAAGGAATAATGGATATGAATATTATCTTAATTGTGAGTATTTTGGAGTTGGGGAAAAAACCAAGTCAATTGAAGGTTGCTTGTCATTAAGAGATTCAAATGGAGAATTAAGAAGGTTTGAGGTCGAAAGATATTCATCTGTTTCTATTAAAGGAAAACAATTAAAAATATCTGATTCTTCAAATTTAATTATAGAAGATGTAGATCGAACTGAAAAAGGTTTGTATGCTATTGTCTTCCAACATGAAATTGATCATTTTCTTGGAAGAGAAAAAATGATTGATATGATTGGTCGTGAAATTGAATTAATTTAATGGATATAAAAATGTTAAGTAAAAAGCAGCTACAAGACGTTTGTTTGTTTAATGATAAATCTCACAATAAGTGTCGTTATTTATCTCAAGATGATAATGATTATACAAAATATTATTGTCTTAAAAAGAATTCAGAAGCACAAGCTATTGATAAAGAGGTTAATTCTTTTATTAGAGAATGCAACAGAAAAGGAAAAAATCCTTATGCTGAAAATGTGCCAATGGGTAATAATTGTAAAGGATACCCATTGTTAAAATTTATCGAGCAAGGATATGATAAAGACAAGCCATAAAAAAATCCCCTGAAAAATCAGGGGATTTTTTCTTTATCGGGGTCTTAAAAAAAGATCAATAACAGGTTTCAACACTGAAAGCTCCACCAACTTTAACGATCATCCAGCCATATTTATGCAGAGAGTCAGATCCACCGTGAAGAACAAAGCCGCCCAATTTAGAATTTGGACCCCAAGGATTTCCGGTTTCGTAATACCAATATTCCGAATTATATCCATCTTGATCTAGCTTTTCAACGTGAGGGGGACGATTTCCTGCGCCATCACTGTTGCTCCAGTCAGATTGTGTGACTGTGATAACATAATTATCTGGTGATTCTGCTAGTGCAGGGAATTGAACCAATGTCTGCCAGCAACCCTCATTAAAAACTTCGCCAGCAGCAACAATTGATGTTCCGGTTAATGGTTGATAAATATTTCTGTTATTTCCTGGACCTTTATTGTATGCTTCAGAAGAACCTGCTCCGCTAACTCCAGTAACGCTTGTAGCTCCCATTTTTCTCCTTTTTAAAATTAAGATGCCTTTGTGACTGTGAAAATTAGGTAGTCTTCAACGGCTTCGCTGGAAGAAACTACATATTTGACGCCTTCACATTCAACGAGAACTGGAAGGGCAGCAGCATCTGTAACACCAGCAAGAACTTTAACCAAGTTTGCACAAGTGTCTACAACTTTGCTTACAGAAAGACTTAGCAAAACGTCGCTTGTTTCTTTGGTGGCTTTGCTAACAACAGACTTAGGAATAGCATTTGCAGGGCCATTTCCTGTTTTGAATGCCACTTTTAATTCGGCATTGGCATTTACAGCGGCTAAAAGTGTTTGAAAATCCATATTTTACTCCTTGTATAAGGTAAGTTTAATTATTTATGTTTTAAAAATTTTAAAATAAAATAAATTGAATGAAATTTGGTGAAAATATTTACGATTTGCCATTAGTTAGTAAATTATAAACGTGTGATTCTGAATTTTTACGAATTGCAGATCTTAGTATATTATCGTTGAGTTCTGGGTTGTTAAATTTTGCAACTTCACAAGCGATAATTTTTGCGGATTTTTCGCTTTTAATTGCTCGATCTCGATACCAATAAAGTATCATTCCTATTACTCCTAAAGAAAATATTAAAATTAACGATCCATCTCCCTGTAAAATTTGAACTCCGCTATTTTCATTTCTTGAAATAGACATGTTTAAATTGAGAAGACCATTTTGAACTTCTTTTAATTGACTGTTTTGAAGTTCTACTGCTTGTTTTAATTTGCCAATTTCTGCCATCACGCCATTTTGGTTGTTGTTGATTTCGTCAATTTCTCCGTTTTGATTATTGATTGGAGAATTGTTTTTAGGACTTAAAGGACTTATGTTGGCACATCCTGTTGTGAACAGCGTGGTTATGAGTGCTAAGGAAAAGATTTGTTTCATTTCGATCTCCAAGAGTTTTTCAAATATATTTATTGACAACCTCATCCTTTCGTGTTAATTTTGTTTCCGATAGATTTTTTCATCAAGTTTTTGAAAGGATTTAACGATGAGTTGCGAGGATCTTGATGAGTTGGAAGAGCGAGACAATGATCAAGAGTGTGATAAAGAACAAGAGCAATTAATAAGAGGTTTTGCTCAATCTTTTCATTCTGATGTTGATGGTCTGGTTCGTTTTTATATAGGAAGATTTTTCGAAGATAAAATGCTGCATTGTGGTGGAAAGATCCCGAAATCTCTACTTTTTAACGAACGTAGAATTTCCATGGTTCTTAACTATGATATTTGTCAAGGGGTTGATCGTGCTTACAAGTATTTGAAAAATAATACAAGTGATGGATTTGATGATGACATTAAGATGGTTACGCAAATTTTAAATTTGTTGGCAAGATCAGGAATTCCTCAACAACTTGCTGGAGGCATGTTGTGCTTGTATTTGGAGTTTGTTGAGGGGGTAAATATTGGCACAGAATTCTGATTTGATCTTTCTAGCTCGACAGTGGGAAACTGTCGAGCTTCCTAAAGATAAAAAATATTTATTTAAATATTTTGACACACCTTTGCAACAGTCTTTTATTAGATATGTTTATCTTTTTGGCGAATACAATAATTTTCCAGATCATACTGGATTTAAATGTCAATTAAGATGGATGAAAGAACTTTATTCTCGCCTTCAAATTTTGCAAAATGCACATAAAGAAGCTAGAAAAAATATGGATATGGAGGAATTGGCTCTTATAGAGTCTGGAAATTCTAAATTGTGGAAGGTAAATTTGCCCCGTTAATTCGGGGTTTTATTTTAAAAATTTTTATTTTTATATAAATATTGTATGTTAATAAGTTTCAAGCAGTGGTTAGAAAGCTCTCCTTTGACTAGAGCTAGAGACGGTTGGGGCAGGTATGGCAGTTACCCCATTCGTGCTGATTTTATGTCTAGATCTACTCCAATTCCATTTATTTTTAACAAATTAAAGAAAAGTTTTGGTTCTCCAAAAAATAAAAAGAAGGGCCGATGAAAAATATATTTTCTAAATGGCAAAAGTTAATTAAAGGTTTGGGTAAAAAAAATCTCCATCCTAAAAAGAAGAAAAGTGTAGTTGTTCAACATCAAGATATTGATCGTTGGCTTAAATCAGTAGATGATCTTGCAAAAGACTTAAAAGATTTGCAATTGGCCAAGGATAAAGCAAAAGAAAAAATGAAATTAATTCAAAATAAATTTAATGAGAAGGATAAAAAACAAGATGATAAATCAGGAAAAAACATCACAGGAAAAGCAGATAAGATGTTGCAACCTGATGGTGGACGAACAGAACAAGAGCCAAACAAACGAAAAAATTCAGAATCAGAACGATCAGTCTCAGATGGAAAACAACAAAAAAATAAAAAGAAAGAAAATACAGAATAATATTTTTATATTTTTTTTGATTTTTATTGCCTCGGTGAGTTCTTTTGACACGGCTTTAACTGTTCACACTCAAGAAAGTCTTGAGCATCTTGAAAAAAATCCAATAGCTAGAATGATATTGGAATATGACGGATGGCATATTGGTAATTTTGTCGGAATTAAAATGTTCGGAACTATAATCGTGTTGGGAATATTAATTTTTATATTTAAAAAAAATATTCGTTGGGGTTTGGTAATTTCTTTTGTTTTGTCATTATTTCAGGGCTTGCTTTTGCTTTATCTTTTGTTATGATAATTGCAAGAGGATTTTATGATTGAAAATAATTTTGATTTGCCCCAAGATAAATTATTTAAAGAATTTAAAAGATATTTAGAGATTGTTCCTTCTTGTGAAAAAACTTATGTGATTATAGTTGCAAAAAATAAAATTAATTCGAGCAATACTTTGACTCGAATTAATTGTAAAAGAGGTCTGCCAATTGGTGGATATATGTATGATTCTCAGTCGGATAGCTATTATATTGAATGCGAAGATTATTTGTCTTTAGGACATGTGCCAATATCATTTTTTGGAAAAATTAAGAATTTGAACAATTGGACGACAAGAATTCCAATTCCTGAAAATATTTTGAAAAAATATTTAACTAATCTACAACAAAAGGAATTAAACAATTTTTGTCATAAATTTAGTTCTCAAAATTATGAAATTCATTATATGCAAATGATTGATCCAAATTAATTTTATATAATTATCATAAATATTTTTATGGCATGTAAATCATCAGGAATAGGTTGTTCTCCTCAACCACAGGGCTGTGCCGATGAATATGGTTGTATATCTGGCGTTTGTCCAGATTTCACAATCCGTAGAGGCGATACAAAACCTGTATTTAAAGTTAAAATGGAAGATTGCGATGGACCCATGGACCTTACTGGCCTTGTTTTAGAGGCTACAATGTGGGCTAAAGGTAAATTAAAAAAACCATTATCAGCAGAAGATAATTATTTTTCTTTGGCAGATAATATAGGCTTTAATCAGATTATGGTAGGTGATATAATTATTATAGATCGCCCACGACTTCCTGAAAAAATGTTAGTTACTGGGTTTGATGAAGATAATCGTTTGGTGCTTGTGGAAAGAGCTTATCATGGAACAACTGCTCAAAATTTCAAAAGAGGAACACCTCTTAGAATTATGAAATTTATAAACGCTCCTAGTCAAACAGAAATGATTTATCAAGATATAATTGAATTAGATGGAACCACAACAGAAAATTCTTTGGTTGATAGTTTTTTTGTATATGAATGGGGTCTGAATGATACCTGTTTGCCGGGTTGTTATTATATTGAATTTAAACTTATAAAAATGTTAGAATCTTCTGTTGTTCCTAGCTTGCCTTCATGTTCTGATCAACAAGCAAATTTTCCTTATTCTAACGGATATCCCGAAGGAACGGAATATGGTCCTGTTGGTCCATATGTTCCTGATGGTAGCAATTACGAACCTGGACTTTATGAGGTTCCTGGACCTGGAAACGCACCTCCAGAGCCTCCATTGCATCCTCAGCCAGTTATGCCTGTTTGTGGTCCAATTATTGTGGATAATCCTAGTCAAATTACTTGGAATATTAGTCAAATTGTTTTGCCTGACATCACTCCTTATCCTAGTATGATTCTTGGCACTAGTATTATTCCAAATTTTACAAGTCCATCTTATACTCCTTCAACTTTTGGATGTGGATTGGTTGATGGGGTTGATTGGATTAGAAGGTTTCCTGTAGATTCAGAGGGTTTTCTAATCAAAATAGTAGATGCCCCATTGACTGAATGAAATTATCCACGTTGTTCGTGGTG